CTACACCACCAAAGGAGAAAACACCTACACCACCAAAGGAGAAAACACCTACACCACCAAAGGAGAAAACACCTACACCACCAAAGGAGGTATTAACTATAAAGAAAAAAAGTAAAAAATTGAAAATACAAGATGAGGAAAAGATAAAAAGTGATATAACTGGAATGAAAATAGCCGATCCAAATCCTTTTTTTAGATCGATGTACAATAAGGATCCAGTTTTATTTTTAACAGAATCAGATGGTAAATATAATTCATATTCAAGAGCTTGTCCATGGAATAAACGAAGACAACCAGTAATATTAACTGACAAGGAAAAAGAAAAAATAGATAAAGAACATCCAGGGTCTTATGAACATGCTATAAAATATGGTTCTTCTCCAGACAAAAAATATTGGTATATTTGTCCACGATATTGGGATTTAAAAAGAAATGTAAGTTTAACTGAAGAAGAAGTAAAATCAGGAAAATATGGAAATATTATACCTGAAGATGCCAAAGTAGTTCCTCCTGGAGCAAATATTTTTGAATTTAAAGGAAAAGAACATCAAGATAAAGATGGGAAGTATAAAACACATAATCCAGGATTTTTGAAAGAAGATGCCCATCCAGATGGTTTATGTGTTCCTTGTTGTTTTAAAAATTGGGATAAGGACTCACAAATTAAGAGAAGAGAGAAATGTCTTACAGAAGAAAGTAAAGAAAAAACTCAAAAAAGTAAATCAAAGGAAAAAGTGCCAGTTCAATTAGATGAATATATAAAAGGGCCTGATAAGTTTCCTCTAGAGCAAGGACGCTTTGGATATTTACCTTTTATAATTCAAACTTTTATTGGAACTGATAACAAACAATGCCAAATAAGTGCTACAAATACTAATTTGAAAAAAGACTATCCATGTTATTTACGTGTAGGTGTAGAAAATAATAAAAATAAGTCTTTTCTTGGAGTAATATCAGATATATATAGTCAATACAACAATAATAAAACAATGAATATTCAAGATTTTACAAATAAATTAATTTCAGTTTTAACATTGGACATTTTTGTGGAAATTCAAAACGGTAATTTAATAAATTTATTTAAAAGAGAATATGAGAAAATAAAATTAGAAGAAATAGACATTCCCCAAATAAAAAATTCCAAAATATATGAAAAATTTATTACTAATAATAATCAACAATTAAAATCCATCATTAGCTCCTATTTGAATTTTGTAAATTATTTATCAGAATCAACTTCATTTGTTAATTATGAATACATTTGGGATTTAATTTGTATGAAAAATCCTAATTTATTTCCACAAGGTATAAATTTAATCATATTAGAAATGCCTCAAGATGATGTAACTGCTAACCTAAATATAATTTGTCCTACCAATTTTTATTCAATTAATAAATATGATGATAAAAAAGAAACTGTTATTATAATGAAAAAATACGAATATTTTGAACCAATAAATATAGTCATTGATAAAGCAAAAACAACTGGAACTAGTTATAGGACAACAAAATTATTTAATTCCAAACTAATGGATAGTATTCCTAATTTGAAAAATGTGAAAACAACAATAAAAGATATTTATAATTCAATGTGTAAACCGTTACCAAGTGTATTAAATATAGCTGATAAATATAATTTTAAAACTTTTAAATTTAAAAGAAATAAAGTAATTAAAGAAATAATAAAAATACTAGACTCAAAAAAATTGCCTGTATTAAATTTAGTTTTAAATTATGACAATAAAGTAATAGGTTTAATAACAGAAATAAATTCTGAAAAAGGATTTATCCCAAGTTTTCCTTCGGAAATATTAGATTATCCATTAATATATTTTGATGATGAAAAAATGAATCTTAAAAATTTTGAAAATACTGTTCAATTTTTAACAAGTATAAAAAAAATTACTAATAATGAAATTTTATGTCAACCAGTTGTTAAGGTATTGGAAGATAAATTAATTGTTGGATTATTAACTGAAACTAATCAATTTATAGAATTAATAGAACCTGAACAAAATACTGATATAACTATTAAGGATACTATAGACGATGAAAATTTTTATAATGTAAATAAAAAGACACAATTATCGGATAAAATAGACGAAGAAAGAATAATTTTTATTAAAAAAATTCAAATAGAGACAGAATTATATAACAAATTTAGAAATAAATTAAAATATTTGCTAAGTAATTATAATAATAAAAATTTAAGAGAGATTATAGAATCATTATCTAATACAAAATACATGTTATATTATAATCAATTAGATGAATTAATAAAACAAATAAAAAATTTAATGAATAAAGAAGTAGAATTTGTAGATAGTAAGGATTTGAAATTATTTGATAAGGAAACCACAATTCAAGATGTTTTAAATATTCCAAAGGTAAATTTAATGAATAATTTAGATAATGAAGAAATATATTATAGTAAAGTAGCTGATGAGCTAATAAGGTATAATAGAATAAAAATGTTTATGTTTGAACCAAAAGTATTTTTGTCGTTTTCAGATATAAAATATAACTTGAATGATGATGAAATTATTTTACTTCAATCTTTACTAACTCAAGATTATTTTGAAGATTTGGTTCCAAAGATTGATAGCAAATATATAAATTTTAATACATATGATACTGTTGAACCTAATTTATCAGTAAAATATGATAAAGAGTTTATAAAATCTTCAGAAACAAAAATAGATACAAAGAATAAAATGAAAGAAATATTAGGAGTTCAAGATAGAAAACTAAATTTGGGAAATTTGAATTGTAAATATGAAATAAAAGATGTTTATTCGAAATTATTATTGAAGTTCAGAGGAGGATTTAAAGAAATTAATTTTGGATTTGACAAACCAGAATGTTCCTTTGATGTTGCGTTGGTTATAGTTAAAAATTTCCAACCTAGTTTTAATATAAGTATTGATATAATTAAACAAATATTAATAGAAGAATATGAATCGTTAATAGTAATAAATAAAAGAAAGGTAATTGATATAATTTCTTATTATGGTAAAGTGGGAGATGATAAAAAAATAGATGTGGCATCAATGAATATTGAAGATATGATAAAAGAAAAGGATTATCTATTAAATATTTTTGATTTACTATTATTATCTAATAAGCTAAAATTTCCATTGGCTTTAATATCACCTAAGCAATTTAAAGAAAATAAGAAAGAATATTTAACATTGAATATATCAAAAGGGGAAACATATATAGTAAGAACACCAGTTTTTAATAAATACAGAAGAACTGTTCCAAAATATAAATTAATCATTAACAAAAATAATGAAGGATTAATTGAGATAAAAAATATTCCAAATGAAAATATAAGAAAACAGATGTTAGAACAGTCAAATACAGTAAAATCATTATTAGAAGGATTTGATAAAACAGAAGAAGAAAGAAAAGAAAATGAGATAAAAGGTGGTAAATTAAAACATAAAATTCGATTAACTTAATATTTATAATAATAATTATATAAATATTAATTTTCACTATCAGATTCCATATATTCATCGCTATTTTCTGAATCAATATCAGAATCAGTATCATGAATTTGAAGTTCATCAAATTGTTCTACTAAGGTTTGATCATCATCGATACTTTCATCTTCAGACTCTATTATGCTATTTTCGTGTCGTCTTTCGATTTGAATTTGTATATTATCCATTCTAGATATTAATTCTAAAAAGGTTCCTACATTAAAAGTAGATTGTGGTATTTCTTCACATCTAATTCTTTGATTTTGATTATCATTTTTAATCTTAACAAATATAGGTTTAAATTCTGATTGTATAATTTTATTTTGTGCTTCAGTAAATTTAACAGACTTAATAAAAGAATGTAAGCCTGTAATATGATATGTGTTAGAAGAGAATTGATTACAATGTTCAAGTGAAGGAAAAATAGTATAATTATGATTTAAATTAGGATTAGAATCAATAAAGAAGGATTTGTTGTTCAAGATGATCATTTCTTTAGGGGGAATATAACAATTAGTAAAAAAAAAATGGTTGTATTTATATTTTAACTCACTAATACAATATAATTTGTTGATAGATGTAGAGACAAATCTTCTACCAAATAATGGTTGTTTTTTTTTAAAATCTTTTAACATTTTTTTTAATTTACATTTATTTTTAATTCTAATATCAGATTCATAAGAAAATTTGGATAATAAGAATGTTTTTATATATATTTGAAATATAGATATTAATTTATTTACTGGAAACAATGGATCTATAATGATTTGATCTTTTTGGATAACTAAATTATTATAGAATTCAAACATTTTTTTAATATAATTATATTTTTTGTTATTGTCAAGGTTTTTATAATTATTAATAATATATTGTTTTATTATGAATTGATTTTCATCTTTAAAATTATTTAATGAGAATGATGATTGGAAAAATCTTAATAATAATATAGGCATTTCAATAGTGGATTTTTTTATAAAAAAGTAAATATTATATAAATTAGACAATGAAAAAGAAGAATTATCCCAAGGATTTTTAATAAGCTTTGGTTCAGAAAAAAAACTACATTCAAATGATAAAGATGTACAAATAATTTTTATTAAATCAAATATATTAAATAAAACTTTATTTTTGTTATGAATTAAAATAATACTATTTTTATCGTTTTCTTGTAATTCATTAAAATTTAAATCAATTTGTTGACCCTTATATTTTTTATATTTATGAAAATATAAATGTTTAAATTTATATAATGCGAATAGTCTTCTTTGTGCTTGATAAAATATTTCTATCATTTTATCTTTAGTGGAATCATCAATATCAGAATGAAAATAAAAATTCTTTAAAATAAAAAATTTATGTTTTATTAATTTTTTCCAAGAATATGATTCATACTGTTGATTTCTAAAAGAAGAAATAGAAAAATGACCAAAAAACATAGATAAATAAAAAATTTCTTTATATTGGTTATTAAGTGTATCCAAAAATATATTAAATAAATTCATTTAACTATTATTAAATAGAATCATATATTTAAATTAATATAAATTACATAAAAAATATATATTTTTAAATTTTTTAAAATAAATATTTTACTTAGAAATCAATTTCATAATCATCATCTTGACCTAGATCTGTAGCTTCAATATTAATAGCATTATTTTCAATTGTCAAGTTTGTTGTGCTACAAAATTGTGATTCTTTTTTGCCTTCAAAGAATCCATCAATTACTTCATCAGAATCTTGTTCATCTAAATCAGGGACTTCTTGATTAGCCATAGCATTAATATCCAACATTACTTGGAATGCAGCAGTTCCAAAATATCCTTGTTGTCCACACATTACATTAGCAGAAACTCCTCTCATAGAATCTAATTCAGCATGTCTAGCGGCTCTTAAAAACATTTCAGGAGTTTCCTCAAATGAAGCTTTGGCAATAGGGCCAATATTATCATTATTTATACCATGTCTGAAAATAGAGATAGGTTTATTACTATAACACATTCTATCACATAACATACTAAGATGATGATAATTAATATATGTGCTGTCAAATTCAATAACTTCTGTTAATTCAGCAAAGATAGCTTGGCGAGCAGCTTCAATTCCGAAAACACGGTATACTTCTTGAATATCATTACTAATCGTTCGTGATACATCAATATAATCAAGGGAAAGAATTTCAAGTAAGTTTGTGCCTACAGTATCTAATACCCATGCTTCTTTTTTATTGAATTTTCCATCTTCTTTTACAACAGAATCAGTAATTTTACGCAATATAACTTTGGAAATATTTTTCACTCCACTCATAACTATGTTATTGAGAAGATTATCTTGGAAATTTTTAAGCAAATATATTTCATCCGATTGGTCTAATGAGTTTACTTTAGATATTTTCTTTTTGTTAGCTAATACATTATTTAATCTTAATCTGAAAATAAGTTTGTCTGAATTGTAATCACTATATACACAATGAACTTCATCTTCAAAAGCATTACTAACAGCAAAGTTAATATCATCCATAGTGATATTTTTGTCTAACATTGATTCTTTATCCATTTCCATGCGGATTATCCATTTGGATTTTTCTTTTGAATCAGCACTATGTCCTACGCAATCATCCATCATATTTTCAAATTCATAATATTGGGTCAAAGTATCAATATCATCTTCTATTAATGTGTTAAGATCATCTGGATCAAAACAGATTTCAATAGAACTGACAATTTCTTGTAATTTAGTATGTTCGATTTCAGGAATAAGATTTTGTGCTTCTTCTCTACTGTTTTCTTGGTCTTTTGGCAAATAAATAGTAACAGATGGATTTTTAGGATTTTCAGATAAAGATAATATTTCTTCAATTCTAGGCACACCACGAGTGACATTAGATTTAGATGCTACACCAGCAAAATGGAATGTATTCAATGTCATCTGTGTAGTTGGCTCGCCAATAGATTGCGCAGCAATCATTCCAACCATTTCACCAGGAGCAACAATAGCATTTTTGTAAACATTTACTATAGTGTCTAGTAATACTTCCACAGATTTACGATTAAATCTTTTAACTAATAATAACTCTTTAGGTGATAAATAATAATAATACATAACTTTAAATAATTCTGTAGGAGGGGCAAAATGAATATTTTCTAATTTTGTCATGATAGTTTCAAGTAATTGATAGGTTTCTAATGGAGTAATATCTACCATTGAATTTTTATTAATATTTTGTAAACCTTGGATATTGTTAATAATATGCTGAAAAGCAACTGGAATTTTAATTTTTTTGCTATCAGTATATTTAAAGATATTTTTTACAATTTCATCTCTTTTTTCAATCATATAATTAATATATTTTTCATTTAATTCAATTAATTCTTGTTTTTGTTTTTTCATGCGATTAGAGGCACCTTTAGTATATGGAGTTGAAAATAAACTATTAGCCTCATTCTCACTTGGCATATGAAAGTGGGCATAGATTTCTTCCAAACTCATACTAACCAAAGGTAAAATTTGATCTTCAACTCTTACGGTATCAATGCCGTCATCACCATAATTAAATTGCACAATTTTCTGTTTATTATTTCGAACTGTCATATCATATTCAACTTTTAAGTCTTCAAGACCTTTAATCAATCGTCTTTGAATATAACCAGTTTGAGATGTTTTAACAGCTGTATCAATCAAACCAACACGACCACCCATAGCATGGAAGAATAATTCTTCTGGTGATAATCCTGAAATAAATGAACTTTCTACAAAACCTCTTGCTGTAGGCGAATCATCATATTTAGTATAATGAGGTAATGTTCGATTATCAAATCCATATGGAATTCGTTTTCCATCAACAGTTTGTTGACCTAAACAAGAAATCATTTGTGAGATATTAATATCACTACCTTTAGAACCAGCATTAACCATAATAACAAACCTATTGCCTTTATCAAGACTCTTACGACCAATTTTACCAGCCTCAGATGTAGCATTATTTAAAACATTAGTAACTTGAGTTTCAAACTCTTGTTCATTTGTTTTACCCGTTTTGTTTTCAAAGATACCTAAATGAGTTTGGTCAATTAAATTTTTAACCTCTTGTTTTTTCTTAGTAATTGTTTCAGCAATTTTTTCATTTGTAGTATTATCTGCTATTAAATCACTAATACCAACACTGAAAGCACTAGTTTTCATGTATTCAGTAACAACATTTTGTAAATCATCTACAAAATCAGAAGAAGCCATATTTCCGAAATAATTACAAATTCGTTGTAATAAGCCATTACTTCCACCCAATACACTTTTTTCCATTTGACCTCTTTCATATTTTCCTCCTACAATTTCTACAACTTTATTAGAAGTCTTAAAATCTTCACCACTATCAGTAAAAGCTTTATTGCCAAATTTCATTGTTAATGGTGGCATAATCTGAGTTAAAATATCAAAATTACTAATTTCTTTTTTATCTTTTAATACATCTGTATTAATTTTATTAAAAGTCATTAATAGATTCATTGCTTCTAATTGACTAAATTTAATATCTGGTCTTGTAAAACGATATGCTCCTAGTAATGAATCTTGGAAAATACCAACTATAGATGAATTATTAGCCGGACTAACAATTTGATAAGGAACTGCCGCTAATCCTTTCAATTCGGCCTCCGATTCCTCATCTTGAGGCATGTGTAGATTCATTTCATCTCCATCAAAATCAGCATTATACGGTTTAGTATCTGCTACATTCATACGAAATGTATCTCCTTTATGCATAATTACAGCAATATGACACATCATACTCATTCTGTGAAGAGTAGGTTGACGGTTAAATAACACCCCATCACCATCCATCATATGACGATGAACTATATCTCCATTATCTAATTGAATATTTAATCTATCAGCATAGCGCAATGTAATTTGCTCACCATTTTTTTTTTCAAGAATTTTCGCTCCAGGCCATTCATCTGGTCCATTTCTTACCAATCTTAATAGAAATTTCTTATTATTTTTATTTACTGTTACAGGTTTGGTAATATTTTTGGCCACTTTCAATGGAATTCCTAATTCTCTAATAGATAAATTAGGATCAGGTGTAATAACAGAACGAGCTGAAAAATCAACACGCTTTCCCATAAGATTTCCTCTTACACGACCACCCTTTCCATTTAATCTCTCTTTAATAGATTTCAAAGGACGACCTGATCGTTGAGCTACTGATGCTACACCAGGAATCTTGTTATCTACTTGTGTTGCTACATAATATTGTAAAACTGTATGCCAATCATCAATAATATTGGAACTAGCATTTTCTTGTAATTTTTCTTGAAGTGTTTTATTTGCCTTAATAATATTTACTAAAATATGGCTAATATCATCTTCACTTCTTTGTTGACCATCCATCTTAATAGATGGTCTAACTGCTGGTGGAGGAACCGCTAAAACTTGACATATCATCCAATCAGGTCTTGAAAATACAGGACTAAAACCCATAAAATTCACATCATCATCTGATATTCTTCTAAAAATTTTTAAAACAATCTCAGGAGTTAATTTCATATTTAATTTATCTTTGTCATCATCTCCTAATCCATTAATATTATCCCACTCTGCAAATAGAGTAGCTAAACCTTCCTTTTTAATTTTTTTGGGTTGAAGGCAGCCACAACCATCACTAATATCATCACCACAGCGAGTAATATTACTTGCACTTGCCAACTTGAATACATAATTCCAACGGTCTTCTGAACTCAACTTTAATGCTTGTTTATGTGTTTCTTTAGAAATTTTTAATTTACTACATTTAATACAAACACATCGTAAAATTTTCATAATAGTATTTAAATATTGAATGTAAAATACTGGACGAGCTAATTCAATATGTCCAAAATAACCAGGTGTTTCCATATAATCCAATCCATCTGTAGGACAAATTAATCCTGGTTCTAAAACACCCATTCGTGGATCAAACAATCCACCAATTACAGGTTTATTATTTATATAAGTGTCTCTAGTTGTAATTTCGGCTACAGAACCCTTACGAATTTCATCTGGACTCAGTATACTAAATTGAATACCTATTATTTTTGAACTTTGTTTTTTGGGAATCGTTTCTCGGGATTTAGTTGCCATGCTTCCTTATAATATTATATTATATTTAACTTGTTTTTTTTCATCAATTTTTATTTTAATATATTTATTAAAAAAATTGAACTAACAATTTAAATAATAATTAAAGTATATATATTATACAATGGTTCAAACAAAGGATAAATCAACTAAATCTCCTAAAAATATTATGGAAACTCGCTCCAAAAAAGATAATAAACGCTTGAAGAAAAGTGATAGTTCTGACAGCAGTGATAATGATGATGATATGAGCACTCATAGTGATTCTGAGAGTGAGGAAGAAATGGACATGAATGAATATAGAAAGTTTGTTCAAAAAATATTTCCATCTAAGTATTTGAAAAATAAAATTAAGGAAGGTGATAAAGAAAAAAATAATAAAATGAAATCTAAATCTAAATCTAAAGTATCTTCTAAAGAAAAGGAAGAGGTAACAAAAAAATCTAAATCTAAAAAAAATAAAAAATCAAAGGTAGAAGTTATTGAAGAGTCTGAGGAAGAAGAAGAAGAAGATGAAGATAGTGATGAATATGAAACTGTTGATGAAGATGAAGATGATGAAATCGTTTCTGGAAAAAAAGGAATCAATATTATATTTACTATTGGTGATCCTTTAAGAGATGAAGACGATAGTGAATATGATGAAGAAGATGACAGTGATTATCTAGACGAGGATGAGGAGGAAGATGAGGATGAAAGTGAAGATGAAGACGAGGATGAAGATGATGAAGACGATGAACATCCAAAGAAAAAGAAGAATAGAGAGGAAGATCTAGAAAAGCAACAAGAAACTATTAATGAAGTTAGAAAAACATTACAAGGAATTTTAGAAAGGGATGAAAAAAATAAAATTGCTATTGATGGATTAAAGGAATTAGATGTGAAAGAAAAGGCTTTAAAAAAGTCGCAAGAGAAAAAGGTAAAAGGAACGAAATTAAAAAATGTAAAGAAATTTAAAAATTTAATTAATAAAAAATCTCTTATGAATGATTACAAATATTTTAAAGATAAATTATCTATTGAAGAACAAGAAAAAATAATTAACGAGGTAGAAGAATTAAATAAACATAGTATTGTTCAAAAGCCATATAGATTAACTCTACTAGAATCTAATATTCCTACTAATCTTAAATCAATTGCCCTTAATAAAATTGCCTCATTGAGATATATGGACCCTGGAAATGGGGAATATTATAAAATTAAAACATGGGTCGATACTTTTATGCAAATTCCATTTAATAGTTACAAATCATTGCCTATTACTATTGATAATGGTGTGAATGAATGTCAACTTTATATGGAAAAATCCAAAGATATGTTAGACGAAGCTGTTTATGGATTAAATGATGCTAAAATGCAGATTATGCAACTTATTGGCCAATGGATTGCTAATCCTAAAGCTGTTGGAACTGCTGTTGCTATTAAAGGTCCAATGGGAACTGGTAAAACCACCCTTGTTAAAGAAGGAATTAGTAAAATTTTAAACAGAGAGTTTGCCTTTATTGCTCTAGGTGGAGCTACAGATAGTAGTTTCTTAGAAGGACATGGATATACATATGAAGGAAGCACATGGGGTAAGATAGTAGATATCTTGGTAAAAACAAAGTCTATGAATCCAGTGATTTATTTTGATGAGTTGGATAAAATCAGTGAAACACCTAAAGGTGAAGAAATTGCTGGAATATTGACACATCTTACAGATACATCTCAAAATAGTGAATTCCATGATAAGTATTTCTCTGAAATTGATTTTGATTTAAGTAAGTGTTTGTTTATCTTTAGTTATAATGACGAATCTAGAGTTAATCCAATCTTACTGGATAGAATGTATAAAATTCAAACTCAAGGTTATGAAAAGAAAGACAAGAGGGTAATTAGTAATCAATACTTAATTCCTAAGATTAGAGAACAAGTCAATTTTAAGGAAGATGAAATTATTATTCCAGATGAAACAATTGATTATATTGTAGAAACATATACAGAGAAAGAAAAGGGTGTAAGAAATCTAAAAAGATGTTTGGAAATTATTTATACCAAGTTGAATTTATATAGATTAATGAAACCCGATTCTAAGTTATTTGAAAATGAAACTACTCTAAATGTGGAGTTCCCGTTTACAGTAACATCTGAAACTGTTAAAAAATTAATTAAGAAAGATGAACCTAACATGAGTCTAATGGGATTATATATCTAAAAATATATAAAGATTATTAGATACTACTAGTTAATGTCTTCTGAAGAAATATTTCTTGATAAAAAACATTTTTTTCTTGAAATGAAAAATTCATTAATAAATTATAATTCCCAGATATATTCCATTCTTAATGATAATAAAAATTTAACATTTTATTATCAAAGTTTCAACTTGATTGATAAAAATGCTATGAAAGAATAAGATAATTTTTTTTTAAATTCGTTACAAAAAAAAATAAATAATAATAAATATTTAATTTCTCTCATTGATGATTTTTTAAAGAATAATTGTCAACATGAAATCATTGAAGATTATATTGAAGGAGGAGTTGAAAAAGACATGATAAAAATTAAATATTGTAAAAATTGTGAAATAACATTTTAATATTTTAATATTATATATAATGTGCTTTAGTTTTGAAATAAGTATAGCAACATTTATAACTTCATGGGGTATATCACTTTATCTAATTAACAATAAACAAATGAATATCAAACAAAAAAATGACATATATTTTTTAATGATTTTTTCTAGTATGCAATTAGCTGATGCTATTTTATGGTTTATAAAAATGAAAAAAAATAATATTAATTATATTGTATCATCTGTATTTGTTCCCTTAATTTTATCATTTCAAATATTATTTAATTTATTTTATCGAAATGAAGGTAAATATATACCATTAAATATATTAGGATTTTTCACTATTTTTTATTTATTTTATAAATTTAATGGGTATTCTAGTTCTGTATGTAATAATTCGTTATCATCACCAATATGGGCTTCAAATGAAATTAAATTATGGGAGGTTATAATATTTAGTATATTAATTTTTTATCCTAATATTAATAATTTATTTATACTTTCAACCTTTTTTATTTTTTTTCCATTGTTGTATTTTTTTATGGATGGTGCTTATGGATCTTTATGGTGTGCAATAGCTAATATTGTGGCATTTAAATATTTACTTACTTATTGATTATATATATTAAACAATTTGACTTAAGATTTCAATTTCTTCTTTCCTTTCAGGTGAATCATCTTTAAAATTTTCTTGTTCTACACGGGCTAAGATTGAGCATATTGAGCGTTCATGTAATTTGGCAATTTGGTCAATAGGTAGATTTAATAATTCATATTCTCTTTGTAAGCGTAGTATTTCGGGCGTTAGCCATCTTTTTCCATTTCTTTTACACATCTTAATTGTAATAAAAAATAATTTTTATATTGTTTAAAATTATTTTTTAATTTAATATTCGGCTGGAGCCATAGTTCTATTACCACCTCGTTGATTGATATAATCTACTTGTTCTTGAGTAATACAAGCACAACCAGTGCTAGAGGTATAAGTGGAAGGACAACATTCAGGTTTGAATTTATTATCAGCAAACATAAACAATTGACCTTCAGGTAAGGGAACAGGAGTTCCAGTAAATTGTGAATATTTAGATCTTTGCTCACTATATCCCATATCCTTAGCATATTGATTTGCTTTATTTTGCCAATTCATAGCTTGACCAGCCCCCATTTGCCATTCAAGAGGGGCTCCCATCATCGCCATACCTTCAACTAAACCAATTTTGCTACAAGAACATAATAAATGAGCTCCTAAAATTCCACCAACTATTAAACAGATGATGATTACTTCTAGTCTACATTGGATACCAAACAATTTCATTTCCATATTTATATATATTTTAAATATAAAAATTATATTAATGCTTTAATTAAACTTATGTTTTCTAAATCTAAAAATTTATCAATACAACTATTATAGTCAAAATATTTTACGCCATTTATATAAAAAGTTTTTTTATCAGTAATTAAATTATATATTTTCTTTACTTTAATACTTTCACCATACATGTCTAATGTAGAATACATTCCTAAATCAGAATCGCAAATATGAATGTTTGGTCCACATTTTATATTTTCATTATTCTCTAAACTATAATTTTTAATATCTAAATCATCAGCTTTGATTTCAACAATTCCTACAACTCTTTCACCATATTTTAATACATCATTTACTTTTACATCTTTAATTTTAACGCTATGACCATCAAACATTTCAATACTAGTGTTTTCTTCAAATCCTCCATCTAAATATTTATGAATATCACCTAAATTAAATGCTTTTGGTAAATATTTATCGCATTTTAATTTTATTTCATCTATTTCGTTTTTATCTAACTCATCATAATCTCCAAATATAGTATCATTTATTTTTATTGTTTTATTTGATGTATTGATACAATAAACTTTTTCATAATTCTTATCAATTAATTTACTTTCTGGATGATTCTTTACAAGTATCCAATCATTATTCAATTTTACTTTGTGTTCACCTGTACAATATACTTTATCTAATTCATATATATTATCTAAACAAGCCATTTCCATAAATGATGTAACAATATTATCTTCTTCTAATATCATTCCCACTTTTACATTTTTCATTTTAATTTGTTCACCATTATTTAGTTTTAAAATTGTGTTTCCATCGAAACATGATGGTATTCCTGGTAAAGGATTTACAAATTTTTTCAAAATCATCATATCAATTATCCATACTATTAATGCCATAACTAAAATTACTATAAATAAAGCTAATAAAGGAATTGCAAAAGGTAAACCTAAACCAAAAGGTATTACAAATAAAACTACTATAATAGCGGCCAGTGATAATAATATTCCAGTTACTATTTGTACTATTCCTGTAACAGCTGCTATTATAGTTTCATAAACTCCAAATAAAGTGAACATACCTGCTGTCATTACACCTTGAGCTTGATGAAACATATTTCTTATTTTTATCAAAATTACTTGAAGAGGAATTAAAAAATTTAATATTCGACCCATTATATCTTCTGATACTCCTCCTACTGCCTTTCTTATACTATCAAATACTTGTCTTACTGCTTGTAAAGCTTCACCTATTAAATTCATTACTTCAGTTAAAAGATTTACTAAATAATAAAGAGGAGCTAAAAATATATTAATAATGTCGGTTAAAATATTGTAAATACAATTATTAAAATTTGATGCTGTAAAATCAAAAGCAGTTTGGTTATCTGGTTTGTTTATTAATCCTGCAAAAGGAATCACACTTGGATTACATCTTTGATTTAACCAATCTGCTTTAATAGGTTGAATATTATTCATAACATGATAATAAGATATGGCTACAAAAAATACTATTATTAATATAATTGTTAGCCATAAAGAACCACCATATTTTTCTAAAAATCCAGCTTTGCTATATATTTTATTTATTACTTTTAAAATGGAGTCACTCATATATTTTAATTGTATAATAAATAAAATGAATTAAATTTTTAATTTTGACATAAATCTTACCATTTCTCCCGGAGGACCAGCCCATCCTGCTTCCATAGTCATAACTGACCCTTGTAATATATACATCATTGTTACCACTGTTCCAATAGTTTTTGCCACCATATCTCTCATTTTTATTAATAAATATTGAAATTGTGTTAATATATTTAAAAATACACCAAAAATACTTTGAATTATACTAGTTATAAAATTTCTTAATACATTAAAAAATGATCTTATAAATTGTATTGCATCCATAAATTCCCCACTTATTCCACCCATTACATTCATTAAATAATCCATAGGTGATAATAAATAGCTCATAAAATCCATCTGCATATTTTGAATACAATATGTAAAATTTTCTCCTGCATCATGTCCAAATGTTCCTGCAAATGGCATTACTGTTGGATTACATCTATATTCCGGCCAATTATCTTGTATATTTTTTATACCTACTGCTAAAATATTATAAAAATACATCCCCACAAATATTAAAATTATTAGTATAGTAAAAGTTATGTCACTTGACCTCATATTAATTTATATTGTTATTTTATTTTTTATTTTTTCTCTTCTTTGTCTTTTTTGATTTCTTATTTTTTCTTCTTTTTGTTTGTTTTCTTTTTGTTTGTTTTCTTTTTGTTTGTTTTCTTTTTGTTTGTTTTCTCTTTTTTCTTCTTGATTTTCCTCCACTCATACAATTCCATGTATCATTAGGTCCTACTAAACCTGAACCATTACAACTTCCTCCTCCTGTTTGTGGATTACAAGCAGCACTTTGACAATGAGGTGTGTTAGAAGCAGAACCTATACAACTATCACATGAACCATTTGCTTGAGTTTGAAGACTTGTTGAATTTGTATTTTGACTATTAGAATTTACATCTTGTCCTGGAGCAGATACAGGTGGACCTGACGAGGCAAATGAAGGAACTACTACAGTTCCTGCTCCTGCTCTTTGTCTTTTTCTTCCTTTTTTGCTTCCTCCTTTGGTATTAATATCTTGTTGTTGTTGTGTTTGACTTGACCTATAAGCCATAGCATTACTTCTAGGAGAACTTGCTCCATCTTGATATCCTACTTGTTGAAATGGAGTAACACCACTACTTTCACTTTGTTCATGCGGTAAAGACATATATAAATATATTTAGAAAAAGTTTATACTTAAAATATTATTTATATTTACATTATAATGAATGATTTAGAGAGACTTAATCTACAGAAGATGATTCAAGCTAATGATGCTGAAAATAATACGCATTTGATTCGTAATCTTAAACACAGTAAACTTATCTTAGCTGATGTTGATGAGTTATTAAAACTGAAAAAACAAAATCCTAGATTAGCTAAATCAAATCCAGATGTTTTTGATAAAATGTGTATTGACAAATGTCAATTTTTATTTAATAATTATACTGATATTTTTAATAAAGTTAAAAAAGATGAAATTGATTTAAATATTTTAGTTAGATTATTAAATGTTCTTCATTCAATTGAAGAAGGACAAGTAGACCAACACGAAGGATCATTTGAAGTTGGTAAATTACTAAAACAAATTTACATTGATAGTGCTTTAAAGAAAGCAGATAAATTAGATGAAAAATATTCAGACAAAAAGGGAGAACGAAAAAAGCCAGAGGAAAAAATTACTTGGAAACAATTCAAAGAGAGAAATAATAAATAAATATTATTTTAAAAAATTTTAATAAATTAATATTTAATTGAAGTGTTTATTTCTTTTAATAATATCAAATTTTACTTTATTAGGTTCATTTATTTTTTTTACACTTTTATTATAATTATTAATATTTCCTATTTTTTTTAAGCACAAATCTTTTATTTCTTTATTATTATAATTTGAATTTAATACTGCTATTAAATTATTTGGGTGTAAACTTTCTACAGGTATATTATTAGCAATAATTACTTCATGCTTGTCCATTAAAATATTATATAATACTTCCTGTTTATTTTTTATTGTGGTTACATGTAGAAAACTATCTACAAAATCTTTTGCTTCAATTAACTTATTCTTAAAATATATCTTATGTTCTGGGGAACATATTAAATCTTCGGATGGTCTATTGGGAGCAAGACAATCTTTCTTAAATTTAATTAATTCTTCTCCAGTATGTATGGTTTTTGTTACAAAATTTATTGATTTACCATTAATAGTATGTTTATTAGGTATTATATTTTCTATTTTTATTAATCCTTGGTCACATTTTATTTTAGTTCCTTTTTGAAAGCAAATGGGACCTAATATTGGTGCTATTAAATTGGATGATAGCGAAGGATTTGTAGAATTAATATATGCACCTATTTGAACTATTCTTAACCCATCACTACATTCGTATAAATGTATTGCTTCATTTTGTAATGTTCCAGTTTGATTAGTATCTAAATCACTATATAATATTTGATTATTGTAAATTGATTTTATATAATTGGTCGAATTACTTATACTTTCATTTATATTGGTTGCAATACTTGCATTTAAATCAAGTAGAGTAAACATATTTGGATTTTCGTTATTTTGTCCAAATATAGAAACAAATAAAGTATCTTCAGTAATTACTGTAGAACTACCACCAGGTATTAATTGTAAATAATTTATTATAGTTCCACTAATACCTGGTTGATTTTGAAAAGTTACTCCATTAGGACCTGTAATAAAATTAAAGGAGGAATCTAGTTTCGCTATATACCAGCTTCTTGCCCCACTATTAGCATTATGGTCTCCTCCTATAAATATTGAACCATCATCCTGAATCCAATTATCTATACACGATTTTACTACTAAATTAGGTAATTCAGAATATAATATACTTGATATATCTATAATATTACCTGTGTTGGGGTCAACATTATATCCAGTTGTATAAAAATTAGTTCCTATTTCTGCATTAGCAAAAAATATAATTGGATCGGAATTATTAATACTATAGCTTGTTAAATTACTTAATGGTAAACCAGATAAATCATATCCTTGTTGAGATTCTTTATAGTTATAAGGAATTAAGGATTGAGAAGAACCATTCGGAAATCCCCAATTTGGATTATAAGAAGCATCAAGGGTAATTGATTGTAATAAAATTGAAATATTGGATAGGTTAGGGTTATTAATCCATTCTCCTCCTACAATTAAATCATTTTCTTTTCGATATATACTTCTATATCTAGATGCCACTTTTCCTCCTGATGTGTCCATAACAAAATAACCACTTATTCCTTCAATACCTCCTGTAAATGTATCATTTACATTTCCACTTAAATCAAAAGAATAAATAAATCCTCGATCTAAGCCTAAATTACTATCATAAACAAAACCACATGCATAAACATTACTAGTATCTACTACCATATCAGTTAAAACATAATTACTAAATTTATTCTCTGAAAGGTCTGTTAATAAATATCCTAAAGAGATATCTAAAACATAGGACGAATCTGCATATGGGTATTCAGTAACAGTAGTAGAATTATTACCAAATGATATGTCTTCAACTATGCAATTAGCATATTTTATAAAAAATAATTCATCGGAAGCAGTATTTATTCCTCCATAGAAACTATAATCGGGACTAAGTCCATTATTTAAAGAATTATTTATCTGCGTATATCTTGTAAACATAAATCCAGAAATATCTAAAACATTAAAAGACATTTATAACTTAAATGAATATTATTTTTTTTAAAAATTGATTTTTAAAATTATATAAAAATTAAAGTATAATAAACCAAAATGAGTTACAAATTAGTTATTGTTGAATCTCCTGCAAAATGTCAAAAAATCGAATCTTATTTAGGTTCTGGTTTTAAATGTATTGCTAGTTATGGTCATATTCAAGAATTACCTGGTATTAAAAATATCGAAATGGATAATAATTTTCATCCTAATTTTCAACCACTTCAATCAAAGAGTTTACAAATTAATAAAATTCGAACAATGATTAACAAAGCATCCGAAGTATTAATTGCTACGGATGATGATAGGGAAGGTGAAGGAATTGGATGGCATTTATGCCAGGTATTTAGTCTTCCACTCACAACAAAACGAATTATTTTCCATGAAATTACGAAAAATGCTATTCAAAGAGCAGTGGCAAATCCAGGAAGATTAAATTTAGATTTAGTTCATGCGCAACAAGCTAGACAAATATTAGATGTATTGGTCGGATATAAAATTAGTCCAATATTATGGCAACATATTTCTAGGAATTCGAAAACAGGTCTTTCAGCTGGAAGGTGTCAAACACCAGCATTAAGAATTGTGTATGATAATCAAAAAGATATTGATGCGTCACCTGGCAAAAAAGTGTATAATACTACTGGTTATTTTACACAACTTAATTTACCTTTTGCTTTGAATCACAATTTTGAAATTATTAGTTTTAATAGTGCCACAAATACCATGGAGGATTTTTTGGAAAAGTCAGTTGAATTTGATCATATTTATTCGTGTAGTAAACCAAAATCAACAACTAAAAATCCCCCTACACCATTTACAACAAGTTCCTTACAACAAAAAGCATCCAGTGAATTAAATATTTCACCAAAGGAAACAATGTCTATTTGTCAAACTCTTTATGAAGCAGGTTTAATTACCTATATGAGAACAGATAGTACTACTTTTAGTGTTGAATTTATTCAAAAAGCCAGTGATTTTATAAAGGATAAATATGGAGAACCTTATTTGAATGAAAATGTAAATAGTCTAAGTGAGAGAAAAGTAGAGAAACCAAAAAAAGGAAAGAAATCTAAAAAAGAAGAAGAAAATAATGCCCAAGAAGCCCATGAAGCTATAAGACCTACAGATGTTACATTAGAAAAAATAGCAGACTCATATAGTCCAAAAGAAAGAAAAATGTATCATTTAATTTGGTCAGTGACAGTTGAAAGTTGTATGAGTCCTGCTAAATATTTGTCTATTGCTGCTAAGATAACAGCACCTATGGATAAAGAATATAAACATAATGAAGAATTGGCAGAATTTCCAGGATGGAAAATAGTAAGAGGTTATGATAAAGAAAATGCTAATTATACATTTCTACTTACAATTAAAAATAAATCTAAAGTGAATTATAATAAAATTACTGCAAAAGTTAGTATAAAAGATTTGAAATCACATTATACGGAAGCTAAATTAGTTCAATTGCTTGAAGAAAAGGGTATAGGTAGACCATCTACATTTTCAAGTTTAATTGAAAAGATTCAGGAAAGAGGATATGTAAAAAAAGATAATGTAACAGGAAAGAAAATAAAATGTGTAGATTATGAATTGGAAAAAGATGAACTACAAGAAATTGAGGATGAACGAGAGTTTGGTAATGAAAAAAACAAATTAGTAATTCAACCTCTTGGTGTGTTGGTTTTAGAATTCTTAATACAACATTTTGATAAATTATTTGATTATGAATATACTAAAAATATGGAGTCTAATTTAGATTCAATATCTAAAGGGGATAAAATTTGGCATGAATTATGTAAAGAATGTAGCGATGACATAGATGATTGTTCTAAGGATTTAAAAACAGTTGATAAAAAGACAATACAAATTGATGATACACATGTATTTATGATTGGAAAATATGGACCAGTTATTAAAAAACAAGAAGGAGACAAGACTAGTTTTATAAATTGTAGAAAGGATTTGGATATGGATAAATTAGAAAAAGGAGAATATGAGTTAGAAGAGTTGATTGAAAAACAGAATACAAAAAAAATAGTAGGAAAATATAAAAAAGATGATGTAGTATTGAAAAAGGGAAAATTTGGAAATTATATTGAATGGGGAACAAATAAGAAATCTCTGAATGGTATTAAAAAGGAGATAGAGGATATAACTATGGAGGATCTAATACCTATTATTGAAAATAAAGTAACATTAAATACATCAATAGTGAGAGAAATAAATAATGAAATTAGTATTAGAAATGGAAAATATGGTCATTATATTTATTATAAAACAAAAAAAATGACCAAACCTAAATTTATAAAATTAGCTGGTTTTAAAGGAGACTATAATACATGTCCAAAAGAGCAAATAGAGGAATATGTGTCTAAAAATTAAATTGGGTGACTTAAACTAAAACATTGAATAATTTTACAATTTTCACATATTCCTACTACACCATAAGGTCTAAGAAATACTAAATTATGATTATATCTTACACAATCATTTTTTTTCCATTTTTGATGATAAATATTATGAAAATTTGTAGGAACTCTTTGATGACATCTTTTAAAACCTTCAATTGATTCATCTGTAATAGAGGGTAATTCAGTATTAGAAATAATATCGCTAGAAGGAAGGTTTATTATTCTTAATGATGTAGGCAATCTATTTGCTCTACATTCTGGACAACTTCCATTCCAATTATTAATACATTCCCTATGATACAAATGACTACAAACATAAGCTTTTGTGCCTTCATTTTCATTCAAATCTTCTAAACAAATAGAGCATAATTTCAAGTTATCCAAAAGATTACAGTGTTGATGAACACCTGATAGTAAACAATTTGTTACCATTTATTTGAATTGAATTTAGGTATTTAAATTAATTAAATTCAATTTTTATTTTTATAGACTATATAAATCGGGGACTCTAACAACATAATCTCTAGCAATTTCATCTTTAAGTTGGTTAAAAGCGATTGTAAAATTAAAATTACAATCTTTAAATTCAACAAGTCGTCCGTCATGATATCTAAATTTAAATTTTAATTTTTTTATTTTATCAATTGGAGGATGATATTGCGCAACATTTTGTAAAAATCCGTTTCTTGAATCAAATATTTGTGAGTTAGGTGTGGTTGTAATAGGAATTTTTGCGAAAGCTGAATTAACTTTGCCATTATAATCATTGTTATATGTATTGGTTGTTCGCATTGGATAAGGATATAATTCGTCTATTGTATTATATTTATCCATTTCCATATAAATTGCAGAATCACCGAACATACAAATGGTATTTGGAGCAGCAATATAATAAGCATGAGGAGTTATACCTGGAGGTAAAATAGATGTATTGGGGATTAACCAATCATAACTGGCATATTCAAAAGAAAAATTACCTGATATATCAATAGGATTATAAATAGCTTTACTAAAGCCTAAATAGGATGGTAACCCCCAATTAGCATATTGATACCATACTTCATTTGGTTGATTATCATTAACAATGGCATCACATGGAACATCATATTTAATTTGCTGAGTAAAATTAAATTGAAAATTGTCAAAATTATTTCCAAAATACATTTTCTGACCCACTTGGTCATAATAAACCGAAAAATTATCATAAACAGCTCCGCTTAAACCTGCTTCATTTACTAAAAAGTTAGTTACGACTTGATTCATTAAATTCTGTATTTCAGTAGCCATTTCTGAAGGAGTAAAATATCCTTCTTGAATGGTAATTTCATATGGCACTGTTGTTTGTGCTTCTAGTGCTAAATATTTAGAAGTCTGAGTAGAAACATTAGGAATTATGTAAAATTGCATTTTAATATTTTGTTGATTATTACTAAATACATATTGATTTCCTGGTAATTGAATCTCAACAAGTCTCATAGATTGAACATTATTCAATGTTTCAGGTAAGGTAACTTCAAAATAATTAGCATAAGGCCATTGACTTACATCTCTATCTTGACTGTGAAAAGTAATTAATTTTCTATCTAATACATAAGTATTTTGTCTTCTAATAAGTTGATGTTCATTATTTACATTATATTGAGGAAAATGACTCATAATATAATTTAAACAAAGAAATAAATTAAATATTTTAAATGTATTATAAATATAAATGAGTGGTTCAAGAACATTTAGACCTACAACTGTTTCAGGAGGAAATAATATTTTTTGGCAAAAAGGAACAGGTAATAATTTTACAATTGAATTAATTCCAGAAACAGGAGTTAATTCTGTTTTTATAACTAAAAATTTACAAGTAGCAAATGAAATTACTGTAACTTCATCTGAAAAAGAGAAAGAAAATATTAAAGATATTAATAATGATGTAAATGATATTTTAAAATTAAATCCTAAAGAGTATAATTATAATAATGATTGTAAATTACATTTTGGGTTAATAGCTGAAGATGTAGAAAATGTGTATCCTAATTTAGTCTCTAATACTGAAGTAGGAAAAAGTTTAAACTATTTAGAGATAGTGCCTCTTTTAATTAATAAAATTAAAGATTTACAAAACCAAATAGACGAACTTAAACGAAAATAATTCATATAAATTAAAAAATAATTACATAATTTATATGACAAATAAAAAAATACAAAAAGGAGGAGAACCACCATTAGCAATTACAAATGGAACTATACAATCAAATCAAAATGAAAAGCAATTTGTTCCAGTTAAAAGAATACCATATGATATTCAAATTTTTTCTTTTTTATGTATTTTAGGTATTATTTTTAGAATGATTTTTGCAAGATCAACTAAAGATTATGCTACCGCTACAATATGGGGATATAGCTTTTCTCTTTTGGCGCTTATGGGCCTTATTATAAGTTCTTTTGCTATTTCTAATAAAAATCAATACTCACAAGGAGTCATAGGATTCTTTAAGACTATGATATCAAATTCACTTCCTATTATATTTACTTTAGTAATTATTTCCTTAATTGTCCTACAAAACATATCTTTTTATAATCAAATTAATAGTGGAAAAGTAGCTGATGAATATTATTCATTTTCGGGGGTTTCTGCATTTTTAATTTTAGTTCAAGTAGCATTAGTTATTAATTTTTTATTAGATAAATTAAAACAATATACTGGTGATAAAGGAAATAAAGGAGATATTATGGCAGCTTTAGCATCAGAATTAAATAGTGTTATTCTTATATTATCAGTTACGAATGTAGCATTTATTGGAATGTTACAAGTTATATTAAAATATTTTTCAACTGACGGATAAAATTTTAAAAGTTAATCCATATTCTCTTTCATTTTCCCATACACCTGAAATTTTTAAAATAAAATTATTACTAGATTTATGTGAATCTGTCGATGGATAAATTTTCAAACTACCTGTATTTAATGATTCATATATATTTAATTTTTTGGTTTTTTTTGGGGTATCATATTTCATTAATATTTCTTGTTCTATTCGAAATAGATTGCTAAGTAATTCTTTATTACTATTTAAATCAAAATTATATTTTATTTTTTTAAAATAATTCTCTTTGTTAGTAATTGTAATATTCATTAATAAATATATACCGTTTACTGTTATATCTTCGGTTGAATATACTAATTTTATAAATTTACTATTATCCATGATAGTATTTTCAATTGGTTCATAAAAATAAATATGATTTTTATTGAATTGATTATGGGTTAATATAACATTCATTGATATAAATAATATAATTATATCTTTATTCTATTTTATTAAAAAGATTAATTCGTAAAACTGATTAAAGATTTCATAAATACTAATATATATGAAATTTTTTGAAACCAATTTTAATGAATATATTAATACATCAAATCAAGAAAACTTACATCCTACTTTTAATAAATCTATTTCTAACTTTCCAGAAAATATAGAAAACTTAAAAAATATTATTTTTTATGGACCACCTGGAATAGGTAAATATACACAAGTTCTTCATTGTATTAAAAAATATAGTCAATCTGAATTAAAATATGAAAAAAAACTAATCTGTAATTTCAATAAAACAAATTATTTTTTTAAAATTAGTGATGTTCATTTTGAAATTGATATGGCTTTATTAGGATGTAATGCTAAATTATTATGGAATGATATATTTATTAATATTGTAGATGTATTATCATCTAGAACTAATAAAAATGGAATTATTTTATGTAAAAATTTTCATAAAATTCATTCAGAATTATTAGACTGTTTTTATAGTTATATTCAAAAAAATTATACAAATATTAACATTATATTTTTTATATTAAGTGAAAGTATTTCATTTATTCCTGATAGTATTATTAATACATGTCATATTGTTTCATTCTCTCGTCCTAGTAAAAATGCTTATAATAAAATTATAAAGAAAAAATTACCTAACAATATTAATGTTAAAGATATTAGTAATATTAAAAGCTTAAATTGTAATGAAATTATTATTAATAATAATATTCATAATTATTTGGATAAATTGTATAATTTATTATGTTCTCCTTCATTAATTAAATTTACATCTTTCAGAGACGAAATTTATGATATTTTTATTTATGATATTGATATAGGTTTTACTTTATGGAATATTATTTACAGATTGTTAAAAGAAAATAAAATCAAAGAGTCTGATTATTCATATATCTTTATTGAAACTTATTCTTTTTTACAATTCTACAATAATAATTATAGACCTATTTATCACTTAGAGAATTATCTCTATAAAATAATAAATCTCATTAATGAACTTTAATAAAGCATGTTCTATATTACAAATTAATTCAACTTTTTCGGAGATAGATTTAAAAAAGGCATATAGAATCATGGCTTTGAAACATCATCCCGATAAAAATCCAAATAATCAAAAAGAGTCAGAAGAAAAATTTAAAGAAATTCAAGAATCATATGAATATTTGAATAATTATTTACAATATAATAAAGAAAAAAAGGATTTTAAATTAGATTACAATTCTATTTTTTCTGATTTTCTCTCATCGTTCTTTACTAGTGGTTCTCCAGAGGTAAATAATATTGTTACTTCTATTTTAAGGGATGGTCAAAATGCGTCTATAAAGCTGTTTGAAAAATTAGATAAAGATAAAGCAATCAAAATATTTGAATTTATTAATACTTATCAACATATTTTATATGTATCCAAAGAAACAGTAGATAAATTAAAAGAAATCATTAATAAAAAGATTGAAAATGATAATATGATTATAATAAATCCTTCCTTAGAAGATTTATTAAATGATAATATATATGTATTGACATTTGAAGAAGAAAAATATTTCATACCATTATGGCATGATGAAATTTATTATAAAAATAAAAAAAATAATAATGATATTGTTGTTAAATGTATCCCTGAATTACCCGATAATATCTCTCTAGACAATAACAATAATTTGATTATTAATGTTACCTTTTCTATTAGTGAAATTTTAAATAAAGAATATATTACCTATAATATTGGAAATATCTCGTATGATATTAATGTTACTAAATTACATGTTAAAAGTATTCAACAATATTTAATTAAAGGGAAAGGAATTTCTCTCATTCAATCAAATGAGATTTATGATAATACTAAGAAAGGGAATGTTATTTTTCAAATTCATCTTAAATAATTAGTAAAACTAATTTAAAGAACTTCGCCATAATTATATATAAAGCGATTTATGGCGGAACAAAACAAAGATATAGACAACCCAAAGTGGTCACCTCGTGAAATATACAATTATATAAAAGGGAATCAGATAATTAAACCTAAATTCCAAAGAAAAAAAAAATGGGTGCTTATGCCATCTAGTAAAATGCCTAATGACAGAGAATTTATAGATTTCTTGTATAAAAATGGTAATTCTGTCTTTCCAATATCATTAGCAAAAATATCTAATAATGATAAAAAGAATGCTCTTGATGGAAATAATAGAATGAATGCTATTGTGAATTTTTTAGATAAACCATTTTCATTATATCCAGAAAGACTTGATGATTTAATGAAAAATATACGAAAATATATTAATGATATTAAAATTCTTACTCAATTGAAGGATATAATTTCACTAATTAATTATGATGATTTAGTTACATTTAAGTATCACTCTTATTTTAAAGATCAAAAATATAATGATTTATATGATAAGTATTTAAAAACACATAGAGATGAACTTGAGATAGTATTTGAGAAAATAATAGAATCATTTAAAATAAAAAAAGATAGATTTGATAATAAAGTTAAAATTTTATTTAACATATTTATAAATTATACCCCAGAAGAACAAGCAGAAGTTTTTTGTGACCTTAATAAATTTCCCGGATCGTTATCGGAACAAGAGGCTTTAGCAGGGCGTTTATTCCTTATAATTATTCCTGAAATAAATGAAGATTTCAGAAAGATAGAAACAGAAATTAATTATTTTATAGAAAAATATTATAAAGAACAAAGCCAAGATGAAATATTATGTTGTTACGAGTTTAATAATGAACCAAGGAACGCATTTGAATTTGGTGTAGGTTATCAATACTATGCTAATTCCAAATGTAATTTAATTGAAAAACCCGATAATAACGGAATATCCATTTTTTTCAAGATAATTAAATGTCTTTATGGAAATAACTATGATCAATTATTTACATCTGAAAATGTGAATGATTTTATTGGATTAATAGATAAAACAATTAAAATATTAGCTGATATAGAAGAGTACATTTATATTCCCAAATTAGATGGAAAAAATAATATGTTCAATACTGTAAATAAAAAACTGAGAAGTCTTAAAAAAAATAATATATTTTTAATTTTAATAGCCATTATTGGTTATATTCGCAATGGTACAGATGAGAAAATTATAAAAAAGTCTATAACACTTGCTATTTACTATCATTTTATTATACAAGGTTTTGATAATACAAATATTACTAATGATGAAAAAAAAAATCGAGCCGCCTATAAAACATGTGATGGTATTTTATATGAAGCTGGCGGAGCTTATATAGATAATAAAGCTAAGGAATATTTAAAAAATCCTGAAAAAATTAGTTGTGATATTACAGAAGATATAATGAGAAAAGTATTGCTTTCCTTAATAGAAGAAAATATTAAACCTATTGAATATATAACACGAAATAATGGTCGAGATTCTAAAGAGAAAAGAAGAGCAAGAAAAACTCACGAAAAAATTATGATATTTATTTATTATTTAAAAAAAATGCCTATTTATTATTTAAAAAGAGAGTTTTGGATAGAACACTTTCATCCATTTAGTTGTAGTTGGAGTGGTGAAATTGATATTGATCGTTTAGGTAATATTTTTCCAATATTAAAAGAAATGAATAAATGTAGGAGCAATAAAAATATTAGTGAATATGAGAATAATAGTATAGATAAAGAATTTATTAAATTTATTGATTTTAAACCAGAACAATCAATATATAATAAAACTGTAGATCACGGAAAAGAAGGAAGGAGCAAACCAAAAATTATTGACAATACATTATATAATGAAACTTGTGATTGTAACGAGAAGAAAATTGTTACTACATTTATAGATTATTTTTATAATTCAGCTTAAGTAATAAATTACACTTTTGGGATTTTAATTTTCATGAGAAAATTACAATCTAATCTTCTTCTTCTTCTTCTTCATCACAAGCATTTCCACAAAGAAATTGTCCAGTCCCTTTCATTTGAACAATATCCTTATCTTTTCCACATAGTTCACATTCAGCAGTTTTATTATTTGGGTGTTCTTCGATAAATAATATGTCACCTAATCCATCATCATCAAAATACCCGTCACATAAACAGCATTTCTTCCATTGTCCTTCCTGATAAGTCTCTTCAGTATCTTCTTCAAAATCCCAGTCAGGAGGATATCTTTCACAATCCATATTAACACATAAGTTAGGTTCTTTAGTCTCCATAATAATATTCTATATAACAAAAATATATTTATATATTTTTTGCTATAGTTTATAGTATCATTTGTCGAATTAGTAAAAGTATTTAAATAGTGATTATTAATTAATAATATGTTTGAAGAAAATTATACCAAAATTATAGAACCTATTTATGGTGCAAAGAGAGATTTTGATGAAGATGAAAAATTAACTGCAAATGTTCATTTATTTCATAAATATCAAATTAAAGAAAGATCTAATTTTTGTAATAAGAATACTTATAGTATCGATCCAGAAGGCTGTTTAGATGCTGATGATGCTTTTAGCATTTATGAAGAAGATGAAAAACTTTATTTAGCTATTCATATAGCGGACCCAACAGAGTATATAGATATCCAGTCCGATTTGTGGGAGGATATTAAAAAACGAACTACAACAAAATATTTATCTAATAGAAAACCTATCCATATGATGCCAGATAAAGTATTAGAATTTTCAAGTTTGATGGTAAATTCAAAAGGCAATTTAAAAAAGGCAATAACAGTATTAACGGAAATTGATAAAGAAAGATACATTCCAATTAATAATATTCAATTATTATTCACAGAATTAAAAGTAAAGAGAGAAAATGCGTTAACATATTGTCAAGCATCAAATAGTAAGTTGAAGGAAATTAAAATAGGATTAATAATAGCAGAGAAATTAAAAGAAATAAGAGCTAGAAAAACCAAGGGAATAAAATTAAATGATTTATCTATGGCTTATCCCAAATATATAGGGGATGATATATATTTATATGTGGATTCAGAGGGAGAGAAAAAGGTAAAACAAATGATAGCTGAATTTGCTATATTTGCCAATTCATTTGTAGGGGAATATTTAAAAATTAATTTAAATATGGGTATTTTTAGAACTTGTCAAGCAAATGAGTGGTTAAAAAATTTATATTCAGATATATCTCCAGAAGATATGATTAAAGAAATCATTACCAATGGAATTCAAGCTGATTATCTCTCTAATGCTGAAAGTCATGACTTAGTTGGTATGCCAGAATATTGTCATTTCACTTCACCTATTAGAAGATTAGCTGATTGTATATGTCATTATTTATTAAAATACATTCATTTAAAAGGGAAAGTAGAATGTCCTTTTGAGGAACTAGAATTAATGGAGTTGGCAGATCAATGTTTAAGAGCTACTAAAAGAGATAAAAAAAATCAGTATTTAGATATAAAATTTAGATTATTACAGATTATGTATAAACTTGTAGAGAGAAAATCCTCAATATTAATTGAGTATTATATTACATCTTACAAAGGATTATTTTTAAATTTAATAATTTCTAAAATAGATGAATATAATGTTCATATGTCTTATACATTACGAGTGCCAGATTACAAGAAAGAAATAAATCCTAAGATAAGAAATAGTTTGATTATAACAAAAATTAATTGTTTTACGAAATATGATCAAGGTACTATACCAGAATTAGAAGAGGAATTATTAAATTAAAATTACATTCTATAAAATAGAAAATAATTTTAAATACATTTTCTCTCTAGATGTAATCACATATAATTGCTTTGAATGTATTATCTTCTTTAATCAACTTAAAAGGTTTACCACATCCATATACTAATTTATTATTAATTAAATAATCACATCTTTCTTTAGATAAATGGGGGTCAATTTGTTTAAAAGTATCTTTGTAAATAGCATGACGAAAAATAGCACAATTAATTTCCAGTATTTCTACAGGTATTTGACAATGAGGGCAAATAACAATCATTTAGATATGTATATCTAAAATAAAAATAGAATGAACTAAATGAAAATAACTCAATAGAGAGAAAATAGAGAGATTTAATTAAATTCCAAAATAAATAAACTCCATTTATTTTTCTGTATTTTCTCTCTACATATTGGTTCATAGGTCTTTTTTTTCAGTGTTTCATAGTTGAAGCAACTATTAAATTTTTAATATCTTTAAATGAGAAATAAAAATAGCTAATATATATAAAGTATTTAAATATCCTAAAAAAATAGAAAATATGTTTTTAAGATATAGATTCAGAAATATAGAGGATAAAATCCAACATTATATATTTACATAAATTATCCTCATTTCTGGAAAAATTCATTTGGGTTTTTTGGATTTCAGAATATAGAGGATGTTTTATGATGATTACCTTGATATGAAGCAATGATTTTGCCATATAAATTTACAAGTGTTTTACTACATATTGTAGTGCGTTTGCTACATCGTGTAGACAAGAAATATAGTCCAAAATATCGGTATGTATTCGATATATGTAGGTATTTTACTTTTACACAAATTTTCAAAAGTCTTTTTGATTTTTAAAAAAAACACACAAGATTTTTGTGTTGTTTTTTGATTTTTGGAAATAGAATTGGGAAAATTAGTGAAAAATGGGTTGTGAGCATAATGGTCTAAATTCAAAAAAAATAATTTTCAGTTTGTTACCAACAGTTTTTTAATTTGTATTTAAAAGCATTTAGAGATATTTTAATATAGAGTTACATTAGAGTTACATATGGATTACAACAGCTCACCAAAACTCACCGAAAAATCACCATCCATACAATCTTTTGAAGATTGTAGTAGTGATGAAGAAATTTCAGAACAAATAATCCCTACAAAGGCTCAGAAGAGTTACATTGGAGTTACAACTGGATTACATATGGATTACATTTCTCACCAAAAATCACCGTTCAAAGTTATTAATAAATACTTCTGTGAAAAGTGTTTATATGGATGTAGTAGAAAAGCTGAATTTATTAGACATATATCCACTACAAAACACAAAAATCACCAAAACGGTGAGAAACTCACCAAAAATCACCAAAACTCGCCAACTACATACCTTCAAGGGAATGAAATAGAAGAAAATAACGAAAATGATGAAAACAAACACAGATGTATTTGTGGTAACAGTTATAAATTTAGACAAGGATTATATAAACACAAAAAATCTTGCTCCATTGCTCAAAAGGGAGGAAATCAACTTGTTGTCAAAGATGGAAACGATAATATCATTGATAAAGATATGTTGATGAAAATCGTCTTGGGCAATCAAGAGCTCATGAAGGAAGTAATTTTGAATAATCAAGCCAACAATGTAGGTATAAATTCTCATAATAATATTAATACAAATAGTCACAATAATAATACCTTCAACATTCAAATGTTCTTAAATGAACATTGTAAAAATGCTATGAACTTGACCGATTTTATTAATACATTGCCAATTACAAATGAAACATATAATCATACCATTGAAAATGGTCTTACTAAAACAATTACTCATATGATTACTGATGGTCTTAGTAACATGGATGTGCTAGAGAGACCTATACATTGTACAGATTCTAACCGAAAAACTCTCTACATTAAAGATAACGATGTTTGGGAAAAAGATAATGAATTAAATAAAATATTAAATGGCATTAAAACGGTAGCACTAAAACAAAGAACTATGATTAATAAATGGAAAGATGCTAACCAAGGATGGGAAGAAAGTGAAAATCTTCAAAATCAATTAACCAGTCTAGTTTTTAACTCCATGACTCTAATAGAACAAGATGAAAAAGAAATGAACAAAATTGTTCGAGCAATTAGCAAAAATACATATATCACACAAGATATTAAGGATGAATACAAATAATTATTTTCTATATTTTTTTATATTATCTAGTAATCTTTTCTGATTTTGTGCCTTTTTTTCTACTTCAATAATCAAATACTTTAATTTATCTTTTAATTCTTTTAATTCTTCCATATCATAATTGTAGCGTATTTTTTACATGTTTTTTTCTTTGTTTTATTTAGTATTCCAATTAAATACAATAAAAAAATTATTATTTTATTTAATTAATTAACTTACAATTATCTAATATCCTAGCTACTTATGGTGCCTTCTTGACAACCTTCTTCTTAATAATCTTCTTCTTTGGAGCTTCCTCTACAACAGCAGCAACTTCTTGCTTAACATCATCTTCACCATCCGAGTCAGCAACTTCAGTCTTAGATACAGGTTCTTCTACATCATCAATATCGTCTTCATCTTCCTCACTTACCTTTTGAGCTTCCATTCTTGCCTTATCCTCACTACTCAAGAAGATATGACACTTACCCTTCATTGTCTCTCTAGGCTTTACTACACCTTGTAGTAGCTTCCATGTAACACCGAACTTACCATTCGCAAACCAAAGTCCACCACATTGTAGAACAACAGCTACATGTGAACCCTTACCAATCAAATCCTTAGGAGTAATACTACTACCTTCTGGATCTGGGAAAATAGATTGCTGATCTAGATTGTAAAGTTCTGTCTTCCACTCACCCTCCCAATAAGGAATCTTTACCTTCAGTGTAGGTGATCGTGTAGTATCAGGCTCAAGAGTATTCTTGTCCTTTGGATACTTCAACATAGGAGTCCATAGAGCATCAATCGCATCCTCGCTCATCTTTGCCTTACCAAACCACTCCTTTGCGTTTGTAATCGCATCGGTCTTTAGCTTCTGTTCAAGGTCAATCATATTATTCAAGAAATTTGTAGTATCTTCCTTAGCATATTCCTCGCTAGGAAACTGTAGAGCCATGTCATATGAAACACGACCGCTCTTATCATCCACATACTCGTTGATACCCCAAGTCAACATAAGTGGAGTAGAAATATAAGTTGCTGTATTACTAGCAGCATTCAAAATACCAACACTCTTACCACCCCTGGCATCCACCTTGGGCTTGGAGTATTTAATATCAGAAGAAGGGGTAAAATCAACACCAGAAAGAATAGTCTTAGAACTCATTGCCATTGTATATATAGTTTAATATAAGAGCCATTCTTTAAATCAATTTTTTTTTTAATTAATAAGAAATTAAATTAAATTCAGTTTTGCCTACATGTATGTAACGGCTTTTATTTATTGATTTATTTATTTTGAAAAAATAAAAATTTAGGAAAACATTTATAAAAAGAAATAAGTAATAAAATAATGAATAACAAGCTAATAAGATGTAGAGAAAGAGAGAAATTAATGAATAAATATGATATAAATAAAATTTATTAACATATATTAATGGCAAAAACTAAATATGTTGAATTAGATCAGAATATATTAATATGTGAAAACATATCTAATACTAAAAAAAAATTTAAAATAACTGATGAAGATTTTAAAGTAATAAAAATGGAAGATTATGAATTATTGAAAACTCATCAATTTAAAGTATCTCAATTAAAAGAAATATGTAATTTTTATAATTTAAAAAAAGGTGGAAATAAAGACCAATTAATTAATAAACTTTATAATTTCTTAAAATTATCTCTCTCTGCAGTGAAAATTCAAAAGGTTGTAAGAGGTATTTTTCTAAAACGATTTATTAAACATGGTGGAAAAGCCTATAGAAAGAAAAATTTATGTGTTAATGATACTGATTTTGCTACTCTAGATAATATAATAGATATTCCTTTTAATCAATTTTTCAGTTGGGAACAAAGTGATTGTATTTATGGTTGTGATATTATGTCATTTTATGGTTTAATTAATAAAAGAAATTATATAGGACAGCAACAAAAAGAAGTAATGAATCCTTATAATAGAGAGAAAATAGACGATAATACAATTAAACAATTTAAACAATATTTAAAATTAGGAAAAATTAATAAAATAGAACAAATAAAAGAAATTATTGAAGAACCAATAGATCCTAAAAAAAAAATAGAAATGAAAATTGTAGAATTATTCCAATTTATTAATGAACTAGGTAATTATTCCGATTCTTCCTGGTTTACCAATCTAAACCTACATAGATTAGTTATATTTATTAGAGAATTATATGATATTTGGAATTACAGAGCCCAATTATCTCCCTCTATGATGAGAGAAATTGTTCCTCCTCATGGAAATCCCTTTTTAGGACTTCAAATGCATTTAGCTCAACATCAAAATGAAGAATATTTAAGAAAAAGTGCTCTCAGAATTATGGATTATATGGTTAAATCAGGACACACCAATGATAATCGTTCTTTAGGAGCTTATTATGTTTTAGCAGCTTTAACTCTAGTAAGTGATGAAGCCAGAAATTCCCTTCCATGGCTATATCAATCTGTTGCTTATAATAATTCATAAAAAAAATAGATTCGTTTTAAAAAGAAATATTTAGGAATTATTTATGACTGTATCCAATCATAAATAATATATATTGCGTAAAAACACTTAAAAAGATATGTCTAAGTAGTGTATAATGGCAAGAACTAAGAATTCCACCACTGCTACTCCCGCAAAGGCCACTAAGGCTACCAAGAAGACTGAGACCGTTGAGGCTGCTCCTGCTCCTACATCTGTAACTGAGGAGACTGCTGCCCCTGTTGAGGCAACTGTTTCTGTATTTGATCAATTTTCTGAGTTTATGGCTAAGCTTCAAGCTGTAAGTGCTCAAATGTCCTCTCTTCGCACTGAGTTCCGTTCTCTAGAGCGTCAAGTCAGTAAGGACCTTAAGGCTGCTGCCAAGGTCAACCAAAAGCGCAAGAGAAAGTCAGGAAACCGTGCTCCTTCTGGTTTCGTTAAGCCTACCCTTATTTCCAATGAACTTGCTGCTTTCCTAGGAAAGCCTGAGGGCACTGAGATGGCTCGCACTGAGGTCACTCGTGAGATTAACGCTTACATCCGCGCACATAGTCTTCAAGATAAGGATAATGGTCGCAAGATCATTCCTGATGCTAAGCTTAAGGGTCTTCTTAAGCTTAAGAAGGGTGATGAGCTTACATACTTTAACCTCCAAAAGTATATGTCTCCTCACTTTGCCAAGGCTGCTGACAAGGCTGCAGCAACCGCATAAATAAATAAAAAATAATTAATTGTTAATTAATTTAATATAATTTTAATTAACAAATATAAAATCCTCTTTTTCTAGTATACTTTTTAAATTACTTATGTTAATAGGACTATTTATAATTTTTGTTTTTAAGCAATTTTTTAATTCAGGAACATCATCTATATTAAATAATTTTGATATTTCTCTCACTTCTAAACCATTAATATAATCTGTATTTTCCTCTAACCAACTAAGAAAGTTATTTTTTTTCTCTTTGGACTTCCTATATTTTTTAAAGTATTTTAATGTATTAGTTAAATCGTTATTATTATGTATATTATAATCTGTTCCTGATATAATACATATATTTTTAAAATCATTAAAATTCATATCTAATTCTATCAATATATCTTTCATCTCATACATAATTGCTGTCTTATTTAATAAACTTAAATATCTTAATACTCTCTTACAACCATATACAAACATATCCATATCTTCACTTAAACACGCATACGCTAAATTCTTATTTACCAACTTAGCACATAATTTATCTGCTTCTCCAGGAGCTTCTATGTATGATACTCCAAGGGATTGTATTAACAATTTCACATCTTTTATATCTGTATGATGTAATCTTATGAATTCTTTTTTTAATTGAATCATCTCTTCCTCTATTTTTTCTTTTTCATTTTGTCCATCTATCAACTGATTCTTTAATTCATTGTATTTTTCTTCTGCCTTTTTTTTATTCTCTTTTCTCTCTTTTAATAAATCCTCCTTTTCTTTTGGTGGCTTACCATCAAACACAAATAACGGAATAATATTATTTATTCTCAATATATTTATCATTAAATATATATTCTCTAGTAAAGCTTCTTCCCCCAAATATCTATACATATATATACTTGTATCAATCACTACCTTTTTTCCAGATAATTCATATAAATTCACTTTTCTTATTGATTCTTTACAATTTTCTTGTAAAAATCTATTTAAATATTTGATTCCCATGTTACTTCTTTTATATTTACTTTTTATCTTTCAATTTTAATTTAATTTAATTTAAAATTGAAGTTATTCAATACTTTTTCATATATTTTAAAAAATATGAGCTACTCACAAAGACAATTGTTAATTAACGAAATGGAACCATGTCTTACTATAGATTTTGACGAATGTTCAAAAGCATGGAGAGAAAATAAAAATATATTAAAAAATGGTATGTTTTCTTACAAAAAAGAAAAAAGAAATTGTTGCCATTCGGATTGTGATGGCAACAAATGTAGGAAAAAAAGAAAGATCGATTCTGATTTTTGTGAAAAACACTACTAATTCATAAATATTATATTCATATCTAAATGAGTCATTCTTAATGAATCATCAATTTGCGAATCTTTATCCGACATTGCTTTTTCCATTTGTTTTATATTCTTCTTTATAAATGTATTTTTTTTACAATTTCCTACAAATTCAACATATTTATCCAAATTTCCTGGTGTCTTTTTAAACATTAATAGTATATTATTATTTTTTTTACACCACAACAAAAAATCTCCAAAATTATTTATTAATAATCCTGTAATAATATAATAACTAAATACTGAAGATTTCTCTCCATATAAATGATTACATATTCGTATATGTTCTTCTTTCTTTTCTGTAATTAATTTATAATTTAAATCCTGGAACTTCAAAATTTTTAATAACTGATATAATGAATGAAATGCCTCTTTTTTTATGTTCAAATAAAATTGCGTCTTGAAATACTTTTTTTTTGGATTTAAATTGTCTAGCACAGAAAAGTAACTATAAAATATTGTATTTATAATTCTAGCCCATGTTTCACAATAACTTTCATATAAATTAAATTCTACATTTACATTAAAATGATCCTTCAATTTCCTATTAACTGAAGATAAATTCATATCTGAAAAATCTAATCCAAAATTATGAAATGTCTCATGAATAAATACTTTAAACCATTCTTCATTTCTATATAATACTATTTCCGTATTTTCTTTACACCCTGTTGTATAACCAGTATTTACATGCTCCGTTGCTAATGTAATTAATTGATTATTTGGTAATTTTTTCTCAAATGGAGTAAAATAAATATACAAATCTAATTGCTTAGAACATGTATTAAGAGAGAAATGTTCAATAATATACATCCACATATAAATCATTTGAATTTGTTTATTTATTTTAAATAAATCTTTTTGTTTTATTTCGTGAAATACTATAAAATTAACTGTAATTTCTCTCCCCTTAATCTTACAATTAAAATGTAAATTATATAATGAATTATCATTTATATAACTTTGAATTTCTTTTGGAAAAAAATAACTATCATTCATAGACGACATTGGAATATCTGAAATCTTAGTTATTTTTGTTATATTATATTTAAAACATGGTCCCTTTTTTCGTTTCTTTATATATTCATCTGATTTTTCTAATAAATCATAAAATTCATCTAATATAACATCTATATCTCTCATGTGAAAATAATTATCATTAAGATCTTCTGAAAACAATTCCATTTATATTATAAATAGAGTTATTTTTAATTAATTTTTATATTCTTTTATTAATTTACTTCTTACCAACATTAATGTATCACTAGATTTTGGAGGAGCACTACCTTGGAAATGCATTAATTTGGCTTTGTCTGTATTCAATAAGATTGATTTCATTTCTTCATTTTGAGAAAACTTCGCATTTAAAGCACTTTCTAAAGCTTGTTCATCTTTTCCACCAAAAAATGTAGGATCTATTTTAATATCTTTTGACCTTAATGCTTCTCCTTTATGTTTTCCTGTTTTTGAACCTGCTGATTTAGCTAAATTTATATCCTTAGATATATTAGACTTACTATCTAGCGAAAACAATAAATAAAATTCTGGATTTGTATCCTTAAATTTAGCTGCGTTAATATAATGTTCCACAGAATACCACTTATGACCATCTAACTCAAATTCACTTGGATACTCATTATCCAATTTTTTTCTCCAATCAGCTATTTCCGCTAATTTAGCAAACTCTTTTTCTTTCCCAAAAGGCATCATTTCACCCTTCCCTTTTCCTGGCAAAGGCTTATTATTTGATTTAATATAATATTGAAATACTATATCCTTATCATACAAATTATTGGATTCTTCGATTATCTCTACATCATCAGCCTCAATAATCCCCAAATCACTATTAAATTTTTGAAATTGAGGAATTATTTTAAACGCACCTGTTTCTCCTCTTAAACAATTCTCCGATATTAATAATTTAATTTTATAAGGTATTTGTGGAAAATTAAATATTTTATGATTCATATAAGTAATTAATTTATAATGATTTCCTGTATAATCAGCCAATATATAATATTGCGGTTCAAATACACCTTCCTCTTTCATTATATTATCTATAATTTGTCCACATACTAATACATTTTTCTTATCACCCTCTTTCCATGATTCACTACTAAATAATATCATTTTAATTTTTAATATTCTCTCTAGTGTCGAAATAGCCCAATCATCTGCCCAAAATTCACATGTTTTTATCACTTTTTTAAAATCCTCCACTGAATTTACCTTTTTCATTATTTTAAATTCTCCTAATATTTCCTTTGATATTTTTAATTCTGATTTTAGTCGTTTATATGCTTCACTTACATTTTTCGCTTGTTCTACTATAAGTTTTTGTTCTTCTCTATCCTTTGATTGTTTTAACCTATCTCTTAATTCATTATTTAATTTATTTAATTGTTTCATTTTAACATCAGTATCATATATCGAAGATAAAACCATATCATATTTTTCTTTATAATTTTTATATAACTCCTCATTCACATTTTCCGATAATTTTTTTCTTAATTCAGTAACAGATATATCCTTATCTACTGTTTTTAATGCCTCCCTTATAACAGCAAATAAACAATCTCCACCTCCTTCATTGTCTTCCAAATTATAATTGTTACTTTTAAAATATTCTTGAACCCAAGGATTAGTTTTATTTGAAGTAAACTCTTTTAACTCCTTTTCTACTTGGTTTGTATCTTGTTGTGGCAAATCATATTGTTTTTCTTGATCATCTTTTTCCTCTTCCTCTTCCTCTTCCTCTTCCTCTTCGTCTTCATCTTCCTCTTCCTCTTTTTCTTCCTGATCACCTTGTTCTTTACTATCTGAAGAATCTTTTGATAACCTTTTATGTTCAACCGATTTAAGTAATTCAATATCTACAAAATCAAATATAAGCGGTTTATCAATTAAATCTAAATCCAAATCATCATCTTCATCAATAACATTCGGTAATTGAGATTCTAATATTTCAAATATACCAATTTGTTTGTATACTCTATCATTTTTAATCAAATAAATTGGATAAAAAATAACTCCCTTGTCAACAAAAGTGTATTTAGATTGACCTAAAGCAATAATAATATCTGTTCCTAAAATGTTATATTCATATTGAGTAGCATCATAATCTTTATCATCTAAATCTAATGTTTTAATTTCAGGATAATTAATAGTAGAATTTAATATAGATTTAACCATTATAAATTAAATATATATTTAATATTTAAATTTCTTTTATCAATTTAAAAATAAAACGAATTTTGAAAAATAAGAATCATTTTTCAATTCATTGATATAATGCCACAGTCTTTTTCTATTATATACTTCTTCACTATTTTCTTCTTGATTTTCAAATTGTATTATTAATTGAATTAATTCATCTTTTTTTAGCTTAGATTTTGGTATTTTATAGTAATTAGCTATATGTTGTAACATCTTAACAGTATAATTTTCAAAATAATCAATATGTTGAGCCATTATATTATCCTCATCAAAAAATTGAAATTCTTCATGAAAATCTTTATCATGAAAAAAATTTTCATTATTCAAAATACTGTCTACATCATTCATTTCATTATTATTTATATTTTCTTTAATTTCGTATTTTAAATTATTTTCCTGTTTAGATTCCATCATTTAAATATACTGTTATTTTATTTTTAATATATTTTTTTTATTTTTCAATTAAAGATTTGATGTCCATATGTTTAAATTTACATTTACTCGAAATACCTTTAACATCTTTAACATTAATAGCACAAAGGTGAACAATATAATCTATAAAATCTTTCCATTTATCATCAGATTTAATTTTAACAATAGGAATATTAGATATAATAATTAAAAGATTTTCACTAATTTCATCATGTTCCATTTTTTTACTTTCGTCATTCATATTTGTTCTAATTCTTTGATACAATGAAAATACAATATTTTCTATCATTTCAAATTCCACAATATTATTTTCATTTAAATTACACAAGAATAAACTCATTGCTCTTCGTTTATCATTAACTATATTTAAATCGCAAAATTTATCATAATTTTCATTTGGATCAGCAACCTCAATATTTTCAAATAAATTCATATAATCTTTTAAATTATTATCAATGATGGTTTTAATATAATCATATTTTCCATTAAGATAACTACATAATTTAGCATATGTTTTACTATTAAAATTATTAGAAGTAGCCATATCCAATATAGTCTTACCTATTTTATTAATATCTTCTGATTTAGTAATAGCTTCCTCAAAAGAATCTAATTTTTCAGTCAATTTTTCAATAATAACATCATATGTTTTTTCAGTTATTCTATTAATTAATGATCTAATAGAATCAATATCTTTTTGTATACCTTCTGATTTAATTAATTCAGTCTTTTGAAAATTTCTAATTGCTTCCCAATCTTCATCATTGATTACTTCAGTAGATTTCTTTTTTTTTCTATTAAAAGGTTTGGTAGCAGAATTATTATTAAAAACAGGAGTTTTATCATATGTTGGAGATGCTACTTGGTCAGCCAAAGAATTAATTAAAGCAGTTGTTTCATCAGTAATAGATTTATCTTGTAAATTCCAACTAATATTTTCAATTTCCTTTAAAGTATAATACATGGTTGCCATTTGTATATTATTATATTATAAATATTTATATCAATTTTTTTATTATTAATTTATGAAGTGACTTAAATATTATTGTTTAAATATTAATATGGAGTTTCAAGAGGTAAATAATTGGGATGAATTAAATTTAAAAGATGATTTATTAAGAGGAATATATAGTTATGGATTTGAGAATCCAAGTCCAATCCAAGCAAAAGCAGTTAGTCCAATAAAAGAGGGAAAGGATGTAATTGCTCAAGCTCAGTCAGGGACAGGAAAAACAGGTGCGTTTTCAGTTTCATGTTTACAAAGAATAGATGAAAAAAAAAAAGAAATTCAAGCATTAATAATGGCACCAACAAGAGAGTTAGCAATTCAAATTCATAAAGTAGCCTCCGAATTAGGAACTTTTATGTGTGAAAAAGGATTAGAGGTAAAATTAGTAATAGGTGGAAAAGCAATGGAATCAGATGTAAAAGAATTAGAAAGTAAACCACAGATAATTGTAGGAACACCTGGAAGGGTTCATGATTTAATCAGAAGAAAAAAAATAAATACTAGGACGATAAAAATAATGATTTTAGATGAAGCCGATGAAATGTTATCTTCAGGATTTAAGGAGCAAGTATATAATATTTTTCAATATTTATCTAATGATGTTCAATTATGTTTATTTAGTGCAACATTACCATTAGATATTCAGAATCTAACAGAGAAATTTATGAGAGATCCAGTAAAAATTTTAGTAAAAACAGAAGCAATTACATTAGAAGGTATTAAACAATATTTTGTTGCTGTAGAAAATGATAATGTTAAGTATGAAACTTTGAAAGATTTATTTACAGCATTAGCAGTAAGTCAATGTATAATTTATTGTAATAGTATTAAACGAGTATCTGATTTAGCTGAAGCATTACAAAAGGATGGTTTTCCAGTATCAGCAATACATAGTGCTTTAGAAAGAGAAGAAAGAGAAGAAGCATATAAAGAATTTTGTACAGGAAAAACAAGAGTATTAATTTCAACAAATTTAACTGCTAGGGGTATTGATGTTCAACAAGTAAGTAAAGTAATAAATTTTGATATTCCCAAAAATATTCATCAATATATTCATAGAATTGGAAGATCTGGTAGATGGGGAAGAAAAGGAATGGGAATAAATTTTGTGACACGCAGAGACATAAAGAAATTAAAGGAAATAGAAGAATATTATGATACACAAATAGAGGAATTACCAGTAAATTTTGAAAACAATGCGTAAATCATTCATTAATTAATTAATTAAATTTATTAATGAGTAGTAATTTTGAATTACCAATTTATTATTTAGAAAACAAAGAAAAATTAGATGAAAATATTAAAGAAGATTTAGAATTTAATAAAGTTACTGATTCAAGTGAGGAAAGACCAAGTTTATTAGAAAAAATATATAAACCAACATCCAAAATAGGTAAAATATATTTACCAAAACAAGGTGAATATTTCACCAATAATAAATTATTTTTAAAACAAACACAAGACATAATAAGTAAATTAAAAGAAAATCAAGCTCATAAAAATTATATTCAAAAATATGATGATTTTTACGATTTATGGAATAAAATAAGAGAAGATGAAAATTTTATAGATCGATATTACTATTGTGATGTTAACTTTTTTAAATTTTTAAATCATAATTCTTTCTTTCTTCAATTACTTAGTCTATATAATTTATTTTCACCTGTATTATCTCTCTGTATTCCTATCTTAATGCTTATAGTGCCTTTTTTTATGTTAAAATTCTCTGGAGTGCCTATTACTTTATCATCTTATATAGAAGTCCTTCAAAAAATATTTTCTAAACACGCATTAGGTAATTTTAGTAATATAATGAAAGAAGTATCATGGGAAAAAAGATTTTATGCTCTTGTGTCAATTGGATTTTATTTATTTTCTATTTATCAAAATTCTCTCGTATGTTATAGATTTTATCAAAATTTCAAAAAAATTCATGATGATTTATTTTTGTTAATTGATTATTTAAATATTTCTATTAAAAATATGAATGATTATTCTATACTTATTTCAAAACATAATACTTATCATCCCTTTTTAACTTGTATGGAAAACTATAAAAATAAATTGACTTGTTTAGTAGATAATTTAAATAAAATAAATAAATTTACTTTCTCTCATAAAAAATTAAATGAAATCGGTTATGTAATGAAATGTTATTATGATATTCATATTAAAGATGATATTAAAGATATAATAGAATATAGTTTTGGTTTTAACGCCTATATAGAACATTTACAAAGTATACAAGAATTATATAGAGAGAAATTAATTAAAAAATGTAAATTCGGAAGAAAATTAAAATTTAAGAATATTTATAATGCTTATTTATTAGATAAAACACCTATTAAAAATAACATTTCTTTTGACAAGAATATTATTGTAACAGGACCTAATGCTTCTGGTAAAACCACTATGTTAAAATCTATCTTATTTAATCTTATTTTCTCTCAATCTTACGGATTCGGTTTCTATGATAATGCTACTATTCCACTTTATAATAAAATTCATTGTTATTTAAATATACCCGATACATCCGGTAGAGATAGCTTATTTCAAGCTGAAGCAAGACGATGTAAAGAAATTATTGATTCTTTTAAAAGTAAGGAAAAACATTTTTGTATATTTGATGAATTATTTTCAGGAACTAACCCAAATGAAGCATGTTCCAGTTCCTATGGATTTATAAAATACATGTTAAATAAAAAAGTAGATTTTATTTTAACTACTCATTTACATGAACTTTGTTATAAATTAGATAACTCAATTCAAAATCTAAATATGGAAGTAATTGAAGGTGACGATTATACTTTTGAATATTCTTATCAAGTTAAACACGGTATTTCATCCATTAAAGGCGGAATTAAAGTATTAAAAGATTTATCTTTTCCTAATGAAATTATTGAAGATTCTATTTTATTTAGATCTAATTATTAAATTCGTTTGTTATTACTTAAATAAATATTTTAAATAATTAATAATGTATGAATTTTTAGCCCATCCAATTACCTTATTATGTTTAGGCACTATATTTATATTAGTTGCTTTATTATTTTTCTATTTCAAAAGAACATTTGCTTTACTAGAACATGCCCAAATGGAACAAGCTAGAATATTACAACATTTTATTACTAATGTGGAAATGTCTAAATTACAATCTCAACAAATGGGTGCTTCATTACCATCAACCAGTCTAGACAATAACAGTGATAATCAACCATTAATAAATGTTAGTGATGATGAAAAATCTAATGATGACTCGGATGATGACTCTGATGATGACTCTGATGATGACTCTGATGATGACTCTAATGATAACTCTGATAAGGATTCTATAATTGACATCCAAGCATCAGAAGAACTAGAAAGTAGTGAAAAAGAAATAAAAATAATTCATCTAGAAAATAGTCATTTAGAAGAAGTTAATGATTTAGAGATACAAGAAATAGAGAAGAGTGATGATGATGATGATGATGATGATGATGATGATGATGAAGATGACGATGATGATGAGGATAGTGGAGATAATGAAGAACCAAAGGTAGAAGAATTACCAGAATCTTTAGAAAGTGTAAATTTAGATAAAATAGAAAGTGTAAATTTAGATAAAATAGAAAGTATAGATATTCCCGTGGATTATAAAAATATGAATGTAAATGCTCTAAAATCAATAGCTAAGGAAAAGGGTTTGCTAAGTGATGGAGAGAAAAAAACAAAAAAAGAATTAATTAAATTGTTAGAAGAACATAAATAAATACATTTTCTCTGTTAGTATATATAAATGAGTTGGGGAACTTGTACTTCAGGATCAAATAATATACATTTTGATTTTCCACCAATAATGAGTGATGGAAGAAATTTTGCTAGATGGCAGCCAGGAGCAGTTATAAATCAACAAATAAGACAAGAAAATGATATTAAATCTAATTGGCAATATAGACAATTTCTAACTGAAAATGCTGATTCAATCATTAAATCTAATCAAATAGAAGCATGTGATAATTGTTGTTACTGTCCCGCAATGAAAGTTGGAGAACCTATTTCTAATTCTCCATTTTTATATAAGTCATGTATGGAAAAATCACAACCATATGGTTATGAAGATAGTAATTTAAAAAATTTATATTTATCTTCTTACCAACTTCAATGTAGAATGGTTGCTCCTATTTTAACACAAGACCAATATTTAACACAAAAATATCCTAATCCTAATTAAATTTATTTAATTTATAATTAAGTAATTAAATAAATAAACATGTTATAAATAATGAAATTATTAAGTATTGATGTAGGAATTAAAAACTTAGCTTTGTGTTTAATAGATTTAGATAAAGAAAATGAATATAATATTGAAAAATGGGATGTAATAAATTTATGTAATGAAGTTAAAAAAACATGTGAATGTGGAAAAAACGCTTCCTATACCTTTAATAATAAGTTCTATTGTAAAAAACATTCAACTAATAGCAATAAAAATATATTATGTAAAGAATTGGAAGAAAATAAATTAAAAAAAATAAAAATTAAAGATTTAAAAGAAGTATTAAAAAAGGAAAATATACCTTTTCCCCAAGATAAAAGTAAACCAATAATAATTGATTATTTAAAAACCTATTTACCCACTCATTTTGTTATGCCATTTAACAACCAAATAAAAACAAATGATTTAAGTTTAATAGAAATAGGAATAAATATGAAAGAATTATTAGACGAATTATATCAAAATATAAAAATAGATAAGGTAATTATTGAAAACCAGATAAGTCCTATAGCAAATAGAATGAAAACATTACAAGGAATGATAGCTCAATACTTCATTATGAATAATGTCATTAATATTGAATTTATATCTGCTTCTAATAAATTAAAAGATTTTAACACAAATAAGAATACTACATATTCAGAAAGAAAAAAAAAAGGGATAGAAATTTGCGAAGAATTGCTTGTTAATAATGAATGTTTAAATAAATATTTAGTAATGTTTGTAGAAAGTAAAAAAAAAGATGATTTAGCTGACTGTTTTTTACAAGGTTTATGGTATTTAAAGGAAAATTATAAAATAATATATAATTAATGTGTTTGATTTAAAATTAAAGTTTCTTATTAAATCATAATGGCAGAAATAATTGATATAAGTGATTTAGACACTGGCAAAACAATTAATATTAATAACTCTATTGGGAATTTGGAAGAAATTAATGTGGGTGGAAGCACATCATCTAATTTTGGAACTGGTATTGAACTTCTAATGAACGATAAAAAAAGAAATTCAGGTAAGTCAGGCGGATTATCCTCAGATATAGATATTAATGATTTAAATAATTTAGAAGATGAATTAAATGATTTAACTTTACCCAAAAAAAGTATGAGGGATGCTCGGTCTGATATTTTCTCTGGAAGTTTTAAATTAAAAGAAGAGGATAACCTATCAATTCCAGATGAAACCAATACAACCCCTCCTACAGAACCTATTAATTTAGGACAATCCACCAAAGAACAATCCGAAGAGGAAAAGAAAACTTGGGATGGATTTGGAAAGTTTAATAATATTCCTATTAATCCAGAAGTATCTAAGCCTCATGTAGAACCACAAATGTCAAAAGAAGATATGTTAAAGGAAAAATTCAAATATTTACAAAAACTTGAAGATTTGGAAAAAAAGGGTATTAAGCTAACTAAAAAATATGATATGGAATCCAACCTTTTAGAGATGAAGGGTGAATATGAAACTATTATTGCTGAAAAAGAAAAGAAGAACTCTGTTAAGTTCCAAGGAAAAATGTTAATGGCATGTATAACTGGAATAGAATTTTTAAATAATAGATTTGATCCTTTTGATGTAAAACTTGATGGATGGTCTGAACAAATTAATGAAAATATTGATGATTATGATGAAATCTTTTCTGAACTTCATGAAAAATATAAATCTAAAGCTTCAATGGCACCAGAACTAAAACTTATGTTTCAATTAGGTGGTAGTGCTTTAATGGTCCATATGACAAATAGTATGTTTAAATCTGCTATGCCAGGTATGGATGACATTATGAGACAAAATCCTGACTTGATGCAGCAATTTACTCAGGCAGCTGTTAATACTATGGGCCAATCTAATCCTGGATTAGGGGGATTGATGGGTTCTATGATGGGTGGTGGTCCTCCGCAAATGCCACGCCAACAACCCGAATTTTCTCCTATGAATAACGGACCTCCCCCTGGTCCTATAGCAACTCAAGGTCCTAACTCTGCTCCTCCTCCTGTTAGACCTGGATATGTTCCTCTTTCTAATAGACCAGATATAAATGCTAGTAGAGATATTCCTGCTCCTGAAAGAAGTAGACGACCTGAAATGAAGGGACCATCTGATATTTCTAATTTACTTTCTGGTTTGAAAGTCAAAAAGACTACAAATGTAAATATTCAAAATGATAACGATGAAAAAGGTAGCACTATTAGTATTAGTGAATTAAAAGAAATGCAAAATGATAATATTCCTGTTCGTTCCAAACGGAGAAAATCCGAACGAAATACCGTCTCATTAGACATTTAAATAAATAATTAATCATATTATTTTTAGTTATTTATTTCTTACTTCTTTTTGATTTCTTTTTTTTACAACCTTTTTGTTTTCTTCTTGATTTCTTCTTTTTACAGCCTTTTTGTTTTCTTGTTGTTCTTTTTCTTTTTCCTCCTTCTTGATGTTCTTCAAAATCTTCTACTTCTTTTTTTATTCCCTCTTTTAAATTATCTAAGTCTAAATTTAAATCAATTGCTTTTTCATCAATAATTTCATCTAATATTTCATTTAAATGTTGTAATTCTGTTGAACCAAGTTGAAAATCAAAATCTTGTAAATTTGAATGAAGATCAGTTAAAAATTCCTCAATTTCTCCTTCTTCTCTAGCAGGATCTTCATGTATTTTAGAAATAGTGTTTTCTAGATCACTTTTTAATGTTTCTTGTAAATTATGGAATTCTTCATTTCTACTTCCTGGAATCATATTTGGATAATCTTCCTCATCTGAATCTTGTTCCATTCTATCTTCATATTCTCTCTTCATCTCTTCATATAATTCTGCTACTTCTGGATCACTTAAACATTCTTCTTTTGTATTTCCTCTACAATTTGGACATTGAAATACTTCATCTTCTTCTTCCCGTGTTTCAAAGTTTCCTTTATTTAATTCAGCTAAACAATTTTGAATAAAACATTGTCTATGGAAATTGTGATTACAATTAGTTCTTAATCTTTCATTATTATTTATTATTTCCATGCAGATTGGACAATCTTCTTCATTTCCTCCTTTTCTTCTTCTAGTTCTTTTTTTTCTGTAATTTATTTTTTTCTTTCCACCAGTTTGTTCATTACAATCGATCCTTTCACATATTTTACTTTTAATATCATCTAATCTATATCTTAATGCTTCATCATAAAAATTTATTGGAATAAAACCATCTCTATTAGGTGTCGTCATTAAATATATTTCCTCATAAGATTGTCTTAACTGATCATCATTAGTATTTGGGATTTCTCTCATTATTTCTTCATATTTATCTTGTAACTTGTTATTTGCTTCTGGTAGTTGCATACTCGTAGGAATAGCTAAATTGATCAATTCATCTAGTTGATGAAAGAGATTTCCTCCTTTTTGCTTTCTTTTTCGACTGTTTCTTTTTTTCTTTCCACCAATATGTCCAATAGAATCTATCCTTTCACGTATTTTATTTTGAATATCTTCTAATTTGGGTCTTAATGCTTCATGATAATGATCTATTGGAATAAAATCATCTTCATCATCATCGGGATCCGAAGTCATCATTCTATTTATTTCATTATTAGTTTCTATTAATTCATCCTCATTAGCATTTGGAATTTCTCTTAGTATTTCTTCATATTGATCCTCTAACCGGTTATATGCCCCTGGCTCTTCCATATATGCAGGTCGACCTAAATCCTTTAATTCATCTAGTTCAAAAACTATGTTTCCCCCTTTTTGCTTTTTATTTTTACGTGTTTTTCTATACGAATTATTCATTAAATATATATTATTTAAATATTATATATGTTTGAAAACGGATTATTTATATTCAGAAGAGATTTACGCATTCAAGATAATATAGGTTTAAATTTAGCAATGGAACAATGTAAAAAAGTTTATCCTATTTTTATATTTACCCCGGAACAAGTAACTGATAAAAATAAATTTAAATCAGATAATTCAGTCCAGTTTATGATAGAGAGTTTGGATGACTTGAGAGAAAATATAAAAAAACAAGGTGGACATTTGAATTGTTATTATGGAGAGAATAACATAATAATTAAAAAACTTATTAAAAAATGGAATATTGATGCAGTGTTTTTTAATTGGGATATAACTCCTTATGCTAAAAAAAGAGATTCTTCAATAGAAAAATTATGTAAATCTCTCAAAGTAGAATATGTAACTGCTCAAGATTATTATTTATATGAACCAGGATCTATAAAATCAGGTTCAGATGAACCCTATACTAAATTTACTCCTTATTATAATAAAGTATTACCAACGAAAGTATTAAAACCTGTCAACTTAAGAAAATATAAATTTGCCAATGAAAAGGACGGAAATATTGAGTTAGTAGATGCTTATTTAAAGTTTACAGAACCTAATCCAGATATTTTAGTTAATGGTGGAAGAGAATATGGAGAGAAAATCATTAATAATTTAAGTGCGTTTAAAAACTATGGTAAAACTAGAAATAATTTAGACCAACATACTACCTTACTTAGTGCTTATTTAAAGTATGGAAATGTTTCAGTGAGAGAAACTTACGACAAAATGGTTTCTAAATTAGGAAAACGCAGCGATTTATTAAGACAATTAATATGGAGAGAATTTTATGCCCAACTGTTATTTTCAAATCCTCAAGTTCTTGGAAATCCTTTAAAACCTAAATATGATAAAATAAATTGGGTTTCAAATACTTCGCATTTAAATGCTTGGAAAAAAGGATTAACTGGATTTCCAATTGTTGATGCTGGTATGAGAGAATTAAATGCCACTGGATATATGCATAATAGATCTAGACTTATTACAGCAAGTTTTTTAATTAAAACATTATTAATTGATTGGGAAGATGGTGAGAAATATTATGCTACTCAATTAACTGATTATGATCCAGCAAGTAATAATGGTAATTGGCAATGGGTAGCTTCATCTGGAGCTGACGCCCAACCCTATTTTAGGATATTTAATCCTTGGTCTCAATCTGAAAAACACGATAAAGATGCGGAATATATTAAGAAATGGATTCCCGAGTTAGAATCTGTTCCAGCAAAAGACATTCATAAATGGGATGAAGTATATGAAAAATATAGTGATATTAAGTATCCCAAACCTATCGTAAATTATGATGAACAAAGAAAGAAAGCTTTAGCTATGTATAAAAAGGTCGTTTAAATTTAATTTATCTATTTATTATATAAATGAGTCAAGGAGAACTTCCCGATTTTGATTTAGATAATTCCTATACTATTCCACCTACAGGAGAACCACATAATTTAGATGATACTGTTGATTATTCTGATGATGAAGAATCTTTTCAAGAAGGCGAAACTACTTTGGCAGATGAAACTAGAGATGAAGATAGTGATTGGTCTTTTGGGACACAAGAAAATCCGGGTCCAATGACTCTAAGTGAGATACAAGGTGGTTCACCCCCTACACTTAATAGTGAATTAGCGTATTATATTCAAAATTATGAAAATAACAATCAAGTAGAAGATGATATATTTACAAGTATAATGAAAATTATTCCTGATACTCATGATAGTAATGTATTGACAAGTAAAAGTAAGGAAATAGAAGATATTTTAAATAAATATGAGGAAATAATGGAGATTGAAGATCCGACTGGATATAATGAGCGATATCAACAATTTAGATTCCATTTAGAGGAAATAAAAAAGAGTATTGATAAACAAAGAGATAGAATAGACCAAACAGGAGGAGCCAAAAAGAAGACCGCTACTAAGAAGAAAACAGCCAAAAAGAAAACCGCTACTAAAAAGAAGACCGCTACTAAAAAGAAGACCGCTACTAAAAAGAAGACCGCTACCAAAAAGAAGACCGCTACTAAAAAGAAGACAGAAGAAAAAAAGAAAGGAATATTAGGAATATTTATGGGAGGGAAAAATAAAAAAAAAATCGATAAAAAAAAATTTATAGCTCCATTACAAAGATTAATTTAATTATTGTAAATACTGAAGTTTAGATTGAATTGAATCTTTAATATGGATATTCAAATCAATTGTAAATTGACTAACTATATTAATAGATTTTTGTTGAAAATGTTTATCATTAATTTTTAATTTACTATATTCATTCATATTATCTTCATTTATTTCCATGTATAATTCTTTGAATACTTTACTATAAAAAGCCTCTTTGGATTTCCTTTTTTTTGGGTTTATAATATCATCTCTATCAAAGTATATTTTATATTTTTTTTTGAACGATTGTTCATCAATTTCTATTTTTTTAGAATCAGTCAATATCATTGGATAACTGTATTTTGAATTAGGTTTCTTTAACTTGATTAAATATTTATCAAATATAGTATCTTTGGTTTCGAGATGTAATACCTCATATATCATCTTCTGGTTTTTATAATCACAAATTACGACTTTTATAGTAAATCCAAACATGTTACATTTAATTATTTGTATTCATAAAAATAACTATAATTCTTTTCAATTTTTTAATTTAATAATATATAATGAAAGATTGTTGTAAGATAACTAAAAAAAATAAAATATGTAAAAGAAAAGATGGAAAAACTTTTAAATTACCCAGAAGATTTTCAAAAAAAAAATGTTTAACAAAAAAAATCAGAGGCTTTTCTATGCGTAGCTCTTGTGCTCCATTTAAGTATTGTAAAACTAGTAAACAAAAGGGTGGTAAGAAACTATTTTTATATAATCCAAATGACCCTAAAAAAAGTTTTGATGTATATATAGATAAAGATCCAAGCGATACTATACCAATTAAATATACTACCGTAAAAGATGTAGAAAATACAATAAAAAAATTAGAAAAACTATATAAGACAGGTAAATACAGTCATAAAAGAATTTGGCAAGTAGGAATGATTATGAAAGTGCGTTTAGAAGCAATGAAAAAACATAAAAAAACAATGTATCCAAATGCTAAAGATGTAACAAAAAGATTTCATTTAGCAAATAAATATTTTAAATTTCTAGGAAAAAGAACAAAAGTAAAAGGAGAAGAAGAGAGAAAGAAATTAAAATTCAATTTTGCTTAAGATGATTAAATATTTCTACAGCAAAATAGTAAATACTTATTACTGACGCTATAATTCCAAATATATATTGAAGTTCTTCCATTGTATTAACTTGATGAAGCAAATGAATAGGATGATCAAAATCTATCGTTGTTAAATGAATAGGATTATATGGAAATAGCGAATCTTCTATTTGTTGTTTTGATAATAGGATAAGTTGATTATTCATTTTTAATTCAGCACACATATTTAATATTTTTTAAATTGAAAATATTAAATCAATTTTTTAAATTATGTGACCATTTTTTTAATTTTCCCAAATAAACCACATCCTTAAAATTATTATGATAATTATTATAATCAGATGTTACTTCTGTAACTTGAACAACCGTCCCATCTAGTTTTTCCCAAAATATATAGGGTTCCTTTTTTTCTCTATTTTGAATTAAATTTTTAAGTTGCTTTTCTGAATAAAATCCGTGAACTTCCATTGTATTAATAAATATAAAATATAAAAAAGTATTTAATTCAATTTTATTTTAAAATTGAAATAAATTTAAATATATAAATTGATGTATCCAAAATGACAAACTATATTTTAATAGATGCTAGTTATTTTATATTTTATAGAGTATTTGCTCTTCATGTTTGGTGGAAAAATGCTCGCCCTCACGAGGAACTAGTAAATCCGTATGATAATGAAGAATTTGTTGAAAAATTTAAAACCACATTTAAAAGTAAGATTGATGAAATAAAGAAAAAATTAAAAATTAAAGAGGCCAAAATAATTGTGGGAAAGGATTGTCCACAACATCAAATTTGGAGAATGGCACTACATCCTTCCTATAAAGGAGGTAGGAATGAAGAAAAAAACAAGCAAGCAAATGTAGGAAATTTCTTTCAATTGGTTTATAAAGAACAATTATTTCAACAAGCTGGTGTTGATTTGATAGTTGAGTTAGATAAATTAGAAGCTGATGATTGTTTAGCTTTAACAGCAAGACATTTGTATAAAAAATATGAGGACGCTCAAATTTACATTATAACAAGTGACCATGATTATATTCAGCTATCAAATGATAGAATACATTTGTATAATTTAAAATATAAATCATTATTAGAGTCGAAATCATATAGTGGTGATCCAAAGAGAGATTTGTTTTATAAAATAGTACTAGGAGATAAAAGTGATAATATACAAGGGGTATTTGAAAAATGTGGAAAAAAAACAGTTGATAAATGCTTTGATGATCCAGAATTCTTTGAAACAAAGTTAAATAAAGAAAATAAAAATTTAGATTATCAAAGGAATTTACAATTAATAAATTTTGATTATATCCCTTCCATTCTTGTAGAATTATTTTATAATGATATATTAATTAATTTATAATGGAATTCATATATATAGTATTAATAATAAACAATAGATATGTGAGATGGGAAGAAATAGCAGAAGAATGTTCAATAAAAGATTTATTTTTTTTATTAAAAGAAAAATATAAAATAGAAAAATGTATAATAGAAATAGATGAATTAGTAATAAATAGGCCTTCAAATGATAAATTGAAACATTTTTGTTTTGAAAAAAAAGATTTGACTTTGAAAATAATGACAAAGAATCAAAACTATGTGTTATCTAAAAATATTTTTTAAATAAATTCACCATTTTTTAAGGATATAGGTAAACTATTACTAACAAAATAACATGCTCCATTTTCTCTCCAACTAACTTGAATTGTTTTTATTTCAACACCATTTTGCCATGCTTTATATACAGCTTCTTTATAAGTTAAATCTATATTAGATGTTTGAAAGTGACTAACATCAGTCCTTTGAATTACAAAACATAAAATAGCCCTTACTTTGTCAGATTTAGCAATCTCTTCTAATTCTTGAATGTGTTTTAATGCTCTTGGACTTACTACAGCTGTGCTATTTTTTCTATATCCATCTGGAAAATAGGCAATTTTTTCATTCCATTTTTTTGACTGAATCAAATCAGTATATTTTTTCTTTTCTTTTTTTGGAACATCTACATAATCAGCCAACGGAACATTTTTAACCTCTAATATAAAAGGCTTTCCATCTTTATCTGTTCCTGCAAAATCAAATCTGGAATTCAAAAACTTTACTTCTCTTTGAAATTTATTTGCCTCCAAATTAGAAATAAAATGTTTCTTTAAACATTCTTCTACAATAGATTCGGCTAATTTAGGATTTATTCCAATATACATTTTGATTTCATTATGTTGTAAAATAGCTAATTCAACTCTATGAGAACAAGTTTGATTTTTTTTAGCAGGTAATTGAGATAATACTACAGTTGAATCTTTTTCAGCTAATCCACAACAACCTAATGAAGGACTATGTCCCAATATAGAAGAAGAATTTTCTAAAGAGACATCGGCAACATAAGCAGTTTTACAATGTGCGGAAGGGCGTTTAGTAATTACGCCTTCACATATATCGTTTATTTGAAATAATAAGTTTTCCATTTTATTTATAAATAAAATAAAATAGAAATAATAAATTCAATTTTATTTAAAACGATATTATATATGGGAAAAAATGATTTATTGCAAGAAGTCGGTTTATTAGCAGCTGGAATTAGTTTAATTTCTTTTTATTCTTTAGTCTTTCATAATTTTCAAATACAAGACCCTACAAGCTTATCTTGGACATGGTTATTATTGGGTATTGTAATTCAAATTTTATGGATTATATATGGATTTGCTAATAGTATATTACCGACTATGCTTTTAACTCCATTAATATTAATAGGATATTTTGGTTTATTATATTTAAAAGTTACATTAGAAACAGATTTTTTTAAAAATAAAAAATAATTATTTAAATTGTCTCTTCGTTTTTTTTAATTTAAATGATTTCTTAGCTCTTTTATTTTTTGATTTTTTTACTCTTTTATGTTTTGATTTATTCTTCCTTTTTCCCCCATTTAATGCTTTTGGGTAGTAAATAGAAGTTTTTGGTATTTTACCTATTATAGAGTTATACTCAGCTTGAACCTTTTGTATGTCTAATGGAGTATAATCTGTTTCAATAAGAAGATTATTTAAATTTTCTAAATCGGATAATTTAATATTGTAATTGTCCTTTGCCCCAACAATTTGGGCTGCTTTAAATATTTCATGTATAGAATGATTATAGGGAGTCATAAATACAACAGAAGCTAATATTATTACATTTAAATTAATATTATTAAAAAATCTTGCTAGTAAAATATATATCATAGTATGACCTGATAGATTACTAACAAAATATTTATTATATCTTTTTTGTAAATTTAACGAAAAACTTAATGGTTCAATTGGTTTCATATAACAAATAGGAGGAGTCCATGGAGGTCGTTCGTATAATTTATCTACTAATGGATCAACTCCTTTAGAAATTATATATTTTTTTTCTCGAGGTGAAAGTTGTGGGAAAATAGGAAAATATTGAAAGACTTCATTTATACAATTAGTATTTATTGTTTGTTTTTCATAACTAGTAGACATGTGCTTAATATAGTTTTGTGATGGTAATTTTTGAACATCTTGATAAGGGACTCCATAAATAAGGGCATGCCACAACCAACAAATAGTAATGGGTGAGGAATATTTATTTGTTGCTGGATTAAGAAATTCATCTTGCATCATCTTAAATAAAGGTTTACATCCGCTTCTTTGGATAACTTGTTCTCCATTTAAATTATTATAACACTTATTTACTTCAAGTATATCAAATCCTAAAATACTTTCTATTAAAACAATAGTTTTTTCAATATGATTTGTGTCTAATATTGAATATTTTTGCTTAAATACATTGATATTATTATTTTGCTTATAAGATTGATATTCTATAATAATAGAAAACATAAAACATGATGATTGAGGTCGTTGAAAATTTTTAATAATTGACATTAATTCTCTAATATTCAGATTTGGAATAAAATTTTGCTTTAATTCTAATAAATTTTTAACTGGTTCTAAATTAGGAGAACCTTTTGATTTAATCCATGGTGATCCTAATTGTCCACCTTCATTCATTATATCAAAAAAAAATATTTTCTTAATTTCAGTAAATATTTCATCTTCATTCCATCCTATCACAGTATATTTTGCTTCCACTAAGCTTATTTGATCAATAATTAACTTAATTATTTCTGCTTTTATTCCTGCCATATTCTGGGATTTATAAAGAGTTATTGCAATAGCATAATTATAAGCTACTGAAGAGGTATCCATATCTAATATATAAATAGATTTTATATATTAAATTAACAAAAATTAGATAAAGCATTTATGATATTTTTACGCCTTGGAAATAAAAACATAGCTACTGAAAATCCAACAATATAACCAGCTAAAATTTGTATTAAATTATGACATCCTTTCATATATCTTCCTATAGCAACTAATATAACAGGAATATTATATAAAATAAAATTTCTTATATTCATCTTACCATGTTTAAGTAATAAATAAATCATAACAAAACTAATAGAACACATATGACCTGAAGGAAAACCAGATTTTTCATCAACTAAACCACCAGTATTAAATAAACCACAATTTCTTGCTCCATCTGGTCGTTTAAATATATAGGATGGTTGTAAATTTGTAGTTAATTTTTTTAATATAACTTGAATATAAATTGCAATCATAAAGCCAAGAATAGCTACAATATCTAAAGTAAATATAACATATACATTTACAAATAATACTAGTAATGAAAAAATATCATAAATAGATTTAACTTGTATCATATAATATATATAATGAAAAATTTATTATTAGGAATTTTTTTAATAATAGTTATAATCGTAAATTTAATAATTAATAATAATATAAATAATAACATGCAAGCTGTAGCTGTATTTCAAGGAAAATTAAAAGGAAGTTATGTGACATTTTATCAAGATGGCCCTAAATTACCAGTGAAAATTAATATTCATGTAAAAAATTTAAGTCCAGGAAAACATGGTTTTCATGTTCATGAAAAGGGAAATTTGATGAAAAATGATTGTTCTGAATGTGCAGGACATTGGAACCCCACCAATAAAAAACATGGTGGATTAAATGATATAAATAGTCATGCTGGAGATTTAGGAAATATTTTAGCTAATGAGATAGGTGAAGTAAATACACATATATCTACAGATAAACTGACTTTATTTGGGAAAAATTCTATATTAGGTAGATCAATTATAATTCATGCTGATGAAGATGATTTAGGTAAAGGAGGACATGATGATTCTCTAACAACTGGACATGCAGGAAAAAGATTAGATTGTGCCATAATAGGATATGCCTAATATACAATAGGTAATTTATTTGGATGTTTTTTAAAAAATTTATAATTATGATAACTACCAATGACGAATGAAGAGAGATAATAAGAAGAAAATATTATATTGAATTTTAATTTTTGATTCATATTTAATATAATATAATATTTAAAACACCTCTATTTAAGGGGTAATTTTTTAGTTTCCATTTAAATATACCCAAAATGCTGTTTATATAAACCCAAAATACTTACTTTATCCAAGCGAGTGCGGTGTTTAAGCACTTGTGTTGTCATTAAATAATCAGCAACCGGTTTATAAAATAACCAATATTGGGGCTCTGTTGCGTTGGTATTTACATGTACATAAAAGATATTTCCAGGAAAGGTTGGAGAACCTCGATCGGTCGATACCGTTTCTTGTCCATTTACATATTCAATTATATTTCCAATTTCAAGTACATTATGCCCATCCCAGGTACAGGCGTTCAAGTTTCTAATAGTGCCACGATATTTGTTTGTACGAACACCTTTATTATTGCTTTCAGTATAATATGTAAGTCCAGTTTCCAAATCGTATGTATAAACACCTTTATTATAGCTTTCAATATAATATGTATGTCCAATTTCCAAATCGTATGGCGAAATTGAGTTCATTTTTTATAATGTAATTATTAAATTGTAAATCAATTTTTAATATATTCAGGAGTAATAAATGTTTGGAAATCGGCGTTTTAAATGTGTAATATAATATTTTGTCTTTAATTAAAAACAAACACATTGTCCTCCGAAACCAGGAATAAATCTTCCTAATTTACCGTCTTCACATAAACAAGAAGATGGTCCATAAGCAGAAGTAGGTGTTTGAAGACAGAATTCTTTGGAATAGCCTTTGGAACGACAACTATCAAACATAGAAGAAGAAAACCCCTCAGTAATTTTATTTTGAGAGAAAATACTAAATAATACAATGGCAAATAAAAATAAAACACTCCATTGAAAAGGTTTCATTATATTATATCTTTTTATTTTTTTTGGATCGTCTATTTTTTTTACCACCTTCATAATAATATGTTCTTTCAGTAACTCTTTTGGGTTTATTATAATTGGGACGAGAAGGAGGAATAGGTTTATTAGGAGGAATAGAACTAGATGGCGCAGTTTTTTTTGGAAGAGGTTTTAAACCAACTAATTCACGATATTCATTAATGATAGATTCTTTTTTTTGCATACAATTTAATCGAGTGGATTCTGTGAATGTCATTGAACTACCTTTATGTAAAATAAGTGAAATAGATACATTAACAATAGGTGCTTTTTGTGAAGCAACAGGTGTTAAAGTATATTTATTATTCCATTGATAATTATTTATTAAAAAGGTTTGAGTTCCAATAGTAATTTTATCATTCTTATTGAAAAATAAATCAAGAATAAATTTAATATTATTATGAATAATACCTTTTGCTTTTGCTTCACTAATTTTTAATGGTTGATATAAATTTTTTTCTTTTAGTCTTGAAATGAAATTATCAAATTGAACTGGAGAAAGAAATATTTTTTTAATGTCATCTTCACCTAGATTTTTATCAAATAATGCCTTCCTTAGACGAATGGTAGGAATAAATAATAGATTTGGAAAAGAGGAATATAAAGTAGGATTACTCATAGACGGTTTGTATTTTTGGTCTTTTACAATAATCCCATTTAATGTTGATGCATCAAAATTAATAACTAATATATTAGTACTCATCTCTTATAATATTAATATATAATTATGTGAGACTGTGATAATAATTTAATAATTCGGAATTTCTTTCTTTTTCTTTTTGTTTTCTAGCTTTTTCCAAGGTTTCAATAGCTTTATTGATTTCGCTGTCACTAATTTTTCCATCTTGATTAGTATCAACCTTTAAATATTTGTATTTATCTGGTAAAATACAATAATTACTTTTATGATTTAATAAAAATTCGGCTAAAACCATAAAACTTGCAGTTAAAACTAAGGCAACAACAATATCTCTCGTTCCCATCCATGCCATCGTAAAAATTAAAACTTCTCTAGCAATGTTATATCTAATAAATGATTCCATAGAATCACTGAATTTAATTTCAACAAATCTCGAACCTATATTTAATAAAATCATCATGATACCTGTAAAATATTTACTATTATTTAATGTATTAAAAACTTCCATCGGATTCATTATATATACTACTACTAGAAAATAGTAAAATAAAAATAGATATTAATCCAAAAGTTAAATATAAAAATATTGAGATTTAGTAAGTTTTTAATAATTAGTCATTGTTACCAAAAAGGAGCAATATAGAAAAACATTTATTCAAATTGTTTTAATAATAAATAATTGATTTTTTCGATTATATATTATTAATAAAATCCTAATGATCTACCAAAATCTTTAAATTTAGTATTAAAATGATAAGTAACATTTTCACGGGCATCTTTGACATTTCTAATATGAGGGCGAACAGTTTGTCTAAAATATGTATTAAACCCTTCTTTTATAAAAAATTCATTTTTAATCAATAAAGCGATAACAATAAAATATATAGCAAATGCTAATATAAAAATTATTCTGGTTGCTAAGTTATTTATTTGATTCATATAAATTATCTATTTATTTTTTTTTAATAGCTTGGCTTCTGTCTACATTTACTTCATTTGAGTCCATTGCTCTTAAATTTTCTTCAGCTGTAATTTGTTCTTCACCGGATATGATTTCAAATTTACAATCTTCATCACAAGGATTACATGTATCTCCTGAAAATTTAATATTAGGAAAGCTTTCTTTTACTTGTTGTGGTGTAATTTCTTTATTATCTTTCATTAATTTTCCATTAACACAATTAGTTGTTTTAAATGATTGAACATTAGAATCTTTAGAAGAATCTTCATTTTCATTCATATTTCCTTCCATACCTTCAATTACATTTTGGCTAAGAGAAATAAAAATTAAAATAACAATAACACCAAAAACAATATGGTAATGAACCGCAATAATAGCTAAAATTAAAAACAGGAATTTTGCTAAAAGACTATTAAATTTGAAATATTCCATCATCCTTATATACATTAAAATATATTTTTTCCGAATGTTAATTTAAAATTTTATCTATAAAAAATATAGGTATGTCTTTAGCAATGTATGCATCTGAATTTAATAATAATGATAATAATCCAATTCAAAAAAAGAGAGAAAATATGAGAAATAGAACATTGAAAAGGAGAGAAAATACTAGTAAATCTAATCCAAAGATAGAGGCTATGGTAAGAAAGATTCATGATGATGAAAATGATGATGATTTATCAGAATTTCAGCCATTAGGTCCCCCATCTTCCGCAGGAATGGAAAGATTAGATACAACTGGTATGGAAGAAGGTTTAGAAGAAAGATTAAATGCTCAACAAAATCCACCCACATCTTACGAATCTCAACAATCAAATCAAAATGTTCAAGAAAATTTTACTCAACTCCCTAGCGAATATGCTAAGCAATATTATCAACAATATGTTCCTTATTTTAATCAAATGTCAGATGATTTAACTCCTAATGGAGCAAACAAAGATGAATTGTTAAATAAACTAAATCAAATAATCTATTTATTAGAGGAACAACAAGATGAAAAAACGGGACATGTTACAGAGGAATTGATATTGTATTCCTTTTTAGGAATATTTATAATTTTCATTGTTGACTCTTTTGCTAGAGTAGGAAAATATGTAAGATAATTCGTATAAGTATTTAAAAACTTATGTAAAATATAAATATAATGGAAAATATTTCAATGGAGACTAGTGAAAAACCTCAAGAACCTAACTTAGGTGATGTTAAAGTAACAAATGAAAATGAAGCTTTAAATATGATGGTTTCATTTTTACATATGGCTCAAAAAAGAGGGGCTTTTAATTTACAAGAATCAGCAAAAATTTGGGAATGTGTCCAAATTTTTATGAAAAAAGCTTAAAAATATTAAAATTGTATAGAATTTAATATTTTTTAATTTGAACAACAAGTATATGTTACTCCTACATTAGGATTTCCAGCACATCCTCCTTCTTGATAGCTACATACTCCATCTGTAAAATAATAATTAGATGTTCCAAGATTATCTTGACAATATTGACACATCCAAGCACAACCTGTTCCCGGACCAACTGAAAAACTTACACAGTTATTATTAGGAACAATTTCTCCACAAGTGTTTTTATCTAATGAATTGACAAGATAAAATGAAGCAGCAAGTAAAATGGAAATAAATTTCATTATAAATAATAATAAGATTTATTTTTAAGTAGAATTTTAATTAATCTCTCTATTTTCTCTCTGACAATTGATTTTTCAAAAGTCATGAAATAGAATTAAAAAGAATCGTTTACAACGAAAAAGAAAATAATCTATAGAACTCTTTGGAAATACATGAATAGAGAGAAAATAGAGAGATTAAATTAAATTCACAATAAAATAAACGCAACTTATTTAATTTCTTTAAATTAGTATTTAAATAATATTTTAAAGTAACTTAAAGAAATTATTCTGGTTTTTGGAAAACATATAAATATTGATATTCCATTTGAGCCATAAGAAGATCCACTTGCGCATAATTAATAAATCCTACTTCTTTCGCCATATTAATAACATTTTGTCTTTGAGGAATCCACATTTTATGACTATTTTCTCTCACTTTATTTGAACCTGGAGTGGTGTCCTTAAAGATTTCTCTAAATTGAACAAAATCATTAGGAAATATTTTGAAATCGGCTTTATAGTCAAAATTATTAAATACTACATTAGAAGTAGTTATTCTATCTTCTGCAAAAGATTGTGGATTAACCATAACAAATGGTTTAGCAGCAGGAACAACTGGATCAAATTTATTTTTATCTACTAGTTGTACTACAAAATAACCACCTGGTTTTAACCAATTATATATATTTTGAAGAAATTGAATTTTGTTTTTATAATAATAAAAAGTCAAATTTAAACATACAATATGAGTAAATTCATCTCTGTTAAATATCATTGATTCCATAGGCGAACCTAACTTAAAATTTAAATCAGGATATTCATTTTTAGAAAAATTTACCATGGCTTTTGATTCTTCTAATCCCATTACCTTATAATTTTGCTCATTGAAAGTATTTACTATATGACCTGTTCCACTTCCAATTACTAAAATATTACTTTCTGTTGTAGGCTTTGTAATATTTTCAATACTACCTACTTCATAAGTATTCGCTAATTCTCTGTAAAATAATTGATCATAAATATTAACATAAAAATCGTCATATAAATCTATTCCCTTTTTAACCACAAAATTTTCTTTTTGTTCAATAAATCCTTCTCTAATAGGTAACATTTTTTTATAAATACATACTAATATATACATAATTGCTAATAAAATAACTAAATGAAACCATATAGGTAATTTTTTCAACTTTTTTTCAATTCTAGTGTATATTTTGGAAAAATTCATCTTATATGTATAATTATGTTATTTTTTTTATAGAGAAATAATAATGGACGAATTTGAAATAAATGATATGAGAAGTGAAAAAGATTTTAAAGGAATTACTTTTTCCAAATTTAAAAAAACAGATGCTAAAAAAGAATTACTAAATAGCCTTAAAGATGGTAAAATTGAAAATGCCCTCAATTGGAGTGCAGAATTTATATGTATTGGTGCTTTTATTGACCTATGGGATATTTTATTAAATTTTGTAGGAAAACATATACATTTAGGTAACCCTAAATTACCTATTTATTTAGATCTACGATTTAATAACTTTAAAGAAATAGTTCAATGTGGTTATTTAGGTTTTGAAATGAATATGCGTAATAATAACAAAATAAGAAAATTATTTGGAGAGATCATTATTGTATTGTGTAAATCTCAAAAAAAACATTCTATAGAAAGTATTAAAATAAAAAAAACAGACGAATTTGATATGACTTCTATATCTACAAAATTAAAAGCTCCAAATGTAAATTATGGCACTGAATTATTTAAAAAGGATGATCCTAAAGAACTATTTATTGCTTTAAACGAATTTATGTATCATTTATCTAAAGATTCATTAAACTCTTTAGATGCTTGTTATTGGATGGAATGGATTTTAGAATTCGAAAATATGTGTAAAAAGAAAAAAGAAATTTGTGTTTGTGAAAGAAGAAGTTTTGTATCAGTAGAAGAAAAGTTTCAAAAAGAACCTATATGGATGATTTGGGATGCTATTTTTATTAGTAATAATGCTAAAAAATCTGAAATTTCAAAAAAAATATTAAAAAGTATTTTTGATTTATTTTGTATTCGTTATACTAGTGGATCTAAAAGAAAAAGGAAATATTTAATTTATTTTGCCATTTCTCTCATTACTGAAAAATTAAACGATAATATTCCTATTATTAATGATAAATCTACAGTAGATAATATTAATAAAAAAATCAATTTAATCTACAAAGAAATTAAAAAAAATGAAGTATCACCTGCTACAGATTATTTATTTGCGGGTGTAGAAAAGAGTAATAGAGAGAAAACAATTGAAAAATTAGACGCATTTAATAAAATGAATACTATAGTCAGAAATTAAATCTTAACTTTTAATAATTTATATGTAACCCATGTTGTAAGATAAAACAATATTCCTCCCCAAAACATATCTACAAAAGCAGGTAAATATTTATATTTTTTAAATATTGCTACATTTGTAAAATCAAATACCCCATAAATACAAAATCCTAAAAAAAACGCATCTTTCGGAGCTCTTCTTTCCATAATTATAAATTTATATAAAACGAATAACATTAAAACATAAACTACAATTGCGCCATAAGGATTTAATGTCATTTTCTCTCCTTGAATATTTTTTATCATAGGATCAAATAGAGGTCCACCAACATTAGATAAATAAACAGCGTCTAATGTTAACATTGTAAAAGCAGGAATTATGTAATCCATTATATAATAATAAAATATAAATTTTTATCAGTTATAATATCTTATATTTTTATATATTATTTTTATATAATGGAAACAAGTAAAAGTAAAATTCCTTCTGGTGTAACTATTGATATTGAAGCTTCTCCCGAACAAAGTAAACCTAGTTCAATTTTGGGATTTTCTACTTCTTCCCCAACCGTTGAAACTACATCCCCCACATCAAAATCTAAAGATGGCTTTTTTAAATCAAATGGAAAAACTAACTTTTTTAGAATTGGATTGATTATTGTAATCTTATTATTTTTAGGTGTAAATATTTTTTCTTATTTAGGTGATTTTTTACAAAAAGTTAAAGACTCTCATTTTATTCAAAGTATCTTAAAGAGTCTAGGATATGGTATTACTGAAACCACCAAAGATATCACCGAAGTTACTGCCGAAGGTGCTAAATTAGGTGTAGATATTGCTGCTGGAACTGTAGAAAGTGGTATTGATGTTATTCAAGGTCAATTAGATATTGACCCTAATCAAAAACAAACTACTTCCACTTCTAATAAACAACAACAAGATCCCTCTTTAAACTCCGCTTTGGCTCATGCCGAAGATAATACTGAACCTCAACCTGATGATGCTTCTAGTTCTACTCAAAGATTAGGAACAGGTAAATCCGGATATTGTTATATTGGCGAAGATCGCGGTTTTAGAAGTTGTATAAAAGTAAAAGAAGGCGACACATGTATGTCTGGCGAAATATTCCCCTCTCAACAAATATGTGTTAACCCTAACTTAAGAGAATAATTTGCTTTTTAAATTACATTTTTATATAATTTAAAAACCTACTTAAAGAAATTATTGATTTCCAGATTGATATCCTGGTTTACTACCGCTGTTTCCTGCTAATTTTGGATCTCTTGGTTGTCCTGTATTTGGACCATATTGCGGCCATTTTGTATTGCCTCCTACATATGTTCGCCTTACTCTATAATTATATAAAGGTGCATTTGGATAATTTGTTATTAACATCTTAGGACCAGGTGTGTTATTTTGAGATGTAAAGGCTGATATAACGCGTGAATTAGGACATAATAATGGACCTGTATTTACATTTACATTTTGTAAATTTTTTGTATTAGCATTTGTATAAGAGTCTGATTGCGTGGCAAAAGTAGAACCTCTTTGTCTACCAATTCCTCTTGCTAATCTAGAATATAATTGTTTACTAGACATATTTATATTGTTATTTTTATACTGGAATATTACTGCTTTCCTTTTTTCACTTAAATTAAATCCTCCCGATGTAGGTTGCATATTTTCTCCTACTCCATCTATATCTGGACAATCTTTAGTTGCCCTTGTCCATACTCTTGGAGGAACTGGTCCTGGACCAGTATCACATCCATCACTTCCTTCATATTCTAAATTAAAACTTATTGTACCAGTATTAGATGTTGTATTATAAAAACCATCTGTAGTATTTTGATTAGTTACTGTAAATTGAAATGATGCTGTACCATAATAAGGTGATCCTCCCCAATATACATTAACAGTATTATCATTTCCACTTAGGTCAAAAGGAACAGTTGTAATCTTTGAATTTTTGTAATTTAAATAAAGATTTTGTGAGATATCAACTTCTTCATTTTCTAAATTTTTAAAAGTTATTAAACTAGTTATTGTAATTAAATAGTCTGTTACATTGTTGTCTAGAGTAAATGGTATTTGGATAGCAATATTTTGTCCATTTGTTATAATTATATCCGAGCTCATTTATATTAACATTTTATTATTTTAATTTTATGGTATAAGTCTTATTTTCTGCTACTGGTGGATTATCAGCTATAGGAATATTTATGGTAACGTTTGCACTATTAGATGTAGCTGTATATCCATCATTAATATTAGTATAACTTATATACCATGTAAATGAATCGTTTCCAGTATAATTTGTGTTGGGTGTATAAAGAATTGGCAATCCCAATTGAGAACCAGTATTATCTGATATATTTGTATTCACAAAGGGACTTGTTGATACTGTTATTAAATTGCCATTATAAGTTAACTTTCCATTTGATACATCGCTCATAATATAATAAGAAAATAAATATCCATCTGCACTATCATTATTTTTTAAATATGAATATTCTGTATTTAAATAAATATTTCCACTACCATTTTTTATTATTTCTACTCCTATATCTTCTAAATATGGAATTATATATACTCCTACTGTGCCTGTATTAGATATAGCTCCTGAGGGATCAACTATATTAAATGTAAATCCATAGTCATTATCTAAATTAACTAATATAATATCAATTACTCCTACATTATTTTTTTCATAGCCTCCCGTGTCACTTAAATTCACCTCGGGTAATGTATAAGGAACATATGTAATTAATTCTTTTGTTAGAGTGGCATAGGAAATATCTGGGGAAAAGGATTGTAATGTAAAAGAAAGGTCTGATAAACTTCGATTAACTGCACTATAAGATAAATCTACTGGTGTTCCAGTTGATATATCAGTAATTCCATAATAAGAAACTAAAGATGTATTATAGGATATAGCAGTTGGTGGAACATTTACATATTCTATTGATATGATATTGGTTGCAGTACTAGAGGAAAAATTTTGATTATCCACTACATACCAAATAAATTGGTCTGATCCATAATAATATAAATTACCTTGATAATATAATTCAAAATTATAACTGTTAGGAGCTGTCATTTGTCCAATATATGTATATCCTTGCGTAACAAGCGAATAAGTTGTATCACTAGAAGCTTTGTAATACAAATTTCCATTTAAAGGTATGTTTTTTATATACATATTTAATGGATAAAAAGTAATTTCATCATTTGCAGATAAATCTATATAAACTTGTGAATTAGCATTATTTGTTCCTATATTTTCTGAACAGTCCAAAGACATTTTGGATACTTCGGTAGGATTTTTAATATTAATATTAAGTGTAATATTTCCTGTGTTTCCACTACTATCAGTAACATCTTTATTAAAAGTATCTTGAATGTTGAATGTAAAACTATCTGAACCTAATGTTAATCCAGCTATATAAGATATATCATAAGTAATTGTATTAGAAGTAAATGGATAGTAAGTTTGTGTATCCAATGCAACCGAACCCAATGTAGGATTGGTTATAATAGTTCCTGATAATTCTACTTGATTATAATTAGTACCATTATTAGAACCGGCATAAATAATTTCCTGTGACATATTTAATTGAAAAGGAATAGATAGAGTTTCACCAGCCAAAACAGTATAAGTTGGTAAAGATGAACTATATGTAGGTGTACTATATGGAGTAATATTAAAACTTATATTAGCACTATTATCACTGTTTCCATCAGGATTAGTTACAATATAAGATATATCATAAGAATTTAATGTGCTATAATATGAAGTAGGAAGAATATAACTAAATTTACCTAAATAATTTTGACTGGCTTCATTATATGATGCTTCAAAAGTTTGAGGACTAATAATAGTATTTGGATTAAAAGAAAAAGTAATGTAATCTGGGTAAGTACCGTTTAACGATGAAACTGAAGTTGATATATTAAAACTTACATCTCTATTAGGACTTGAAAAAATTGTATTGTTAGTAACAAATGGGGATCCATTAATTATATTCATAATAAGTGTTTCATATGCTGTATAACCTGTATTAGCAGTAACACTTTGATTAAAAGTATCAATGTAAAAAAATGAAACACTATCTGTATTCTGACTCTGGTAAGCAGTATATTGTGCATCTGGTACATTAACAGTCGGAACAGAAATTACTGTTGGGGGTAAAGAATTAACAGATAAAGCACCATAAGACCCTTGGGTATAAATATTTCCTGATAATTCTACTTGTTTATAGTTTATTGAGTTAATAGTACCAGCATATGGAATATTTTTATCAACAACCACACTTACAGATATATCTATTGTTTGACCAGTATAAAGATAATATGTAGTATTTGTAACTGAAATAGAAGGTTGACTATATTCAACTATAGTAAACTGAATATTATTGCTACCAGCTCCACTACTAGAATTAGAAACATCATAAGTTGCTGTATTAGTAATAGTTGACCTAATTGGAGTAGTAAAAGAAATTGGTGGTTTAGAGCTATAAAATTCTTGTGTACCACTGCTTGGTGTATATGTACCTCCTCCAACAATATTATATATTTGCCAATTATAGGTCACACCCTCTGCTTCTGAAGAAGCGGGTAAATCAAAGCTACTAATTCTATTGGGATAAATAGAGTTTGAATAAGAATTACATGTTGGAGTTGGATCAATAACTTTGTAATAAAAAAAAGCTGTACTTGATACGCCTTGGTTGGATATACCATTATAGTTAAAATTAATTGGGGTTAATGATGTAGAAACATCCCAACCTAAATAAGATACATTACTACCAGTTACATTTT